TTTCATTACCTATAATAGCTTTAGTCATTAAGATAGATGAGTCTTTTTGCCATTTTTCATGAGCAAGTAAAAGTCTTGCTTTAGTAGGATAGGCATACCATTCATGTTCACCAGTATTCCAAGTGAGTAGTAATATGTACATTGTTTATCTCCTAATTAATAAAGATTAGCTGGCTAGTACACCTTCCACTCACTAGCTTATATTCGTGTATAGGGCTTCAGATTACTATGCCTACAGCTATTAAATGGAGGTCCCACGCGGCTTCGAATCCGCCTAATTTTAAGTGACTAAACCTAAAACCATCAGTTACCTAATAGCAGTCTACTATCAAGCCCTGATTGCCCTACCGAGAGGAATGGAACCATTGATTAAACTGTTTTATTACTAAGTATAACTTCACCTTGATATGGCATCATACCTTTCATAGCGAAACTGGTATAAAGTTTACCAGTTACTTGTGATGAACTACCTGGTCCAGCATCTAGTATTATTCCTGTATTAGGAGCACTAAATAGAATGATATTGTCATTAGGACTTATCATAAGACAAGGGTAGTGATGAGTATGTTCAGTATTGATTTGTATACGTTTTGAATTTATTGCCATTAGTCTTTCTCCTGATTAGTTAAGTAATTTTGAAGTACAGGTATATTAATCCACCAGCCTTTATTATCTCCAGTTTCTGAATTTACTAGTACTATTGATCTATGATTATCATGTAGTTCCCATCGTTTTCCATCTTGAGTAACACCAAGTAAGAATAGATAAGTTTGTATTTGATATAGTAATTTATTGTTATTAGGTATTTTATGCCAGGGTGAATATGCTATATGTTGCTTAATACATTTAGATTTAATGATATCAAGCATGTCCTATCTCCTAGTATTAAATGAATGATATATCAACAATATAGTTAATTTTATTGTAGGTATAAGAAGTTATTCTTAAACCTTCATGAAAGGATACATTTCTACTACCAAATAGCATAACTTCTAATTTTTCTATTTTAGTTAATTTATCTATTTTATAAGGTAAATCATACGCTTCTTTGCTAGTTTTATTGACAGACATAATCTTTCTTGCTCCTATCTTATGAATTAGTGGTGCTAACCCTTACGGGCTAGCTATCCAGTGGCTGATTACTTGCCTGACTGGAGACTTTCAGAACTACAAAACTCTTCTAACCTGGTGATATCCATATCAGTGAATACATATTTGATATTACTGGATATACAACTGTCATATGTTATTTGTTCTTTACTAACTGCATAGTAGTCTGGTTGGCTACATTCAATACTGGTTACATCACCATCCCACATACTTCTACGCTGTTTCCATTGAAGTCCTGCACTATCACATGCTTTGATAGCTTCTACTTGTTTTACTGTTGATATTGCTGCATCACAACCTGTAAGACTGATAATTGAGAGCATTATTACTAATACATATATTACTGAGCTATAAGGTATATTCATGGTTACTTCTCCTGATTGATTGAGGAATTGGGGAAATGCTGTAGATTAGCCGGTGATACTGTTTCCCTGTCTGCACCTTGATAATGATTAGCATACTAGTAACTCCACTCGTACTGAATGGAGAGACTACTATTACTTTGTTGCTTTGGTTCTTGCTGCTTTTTGTGCTGGTGTAGGCTTGAGTGCTGGATATCGTTCCCATAACTCTTCTAACTTGGCTTGTTTCTTACCTTGTGACTCGATAACAGTAACTTCCTGGACGTTTTCAGCCATAACTAGGCCTGTGCCTGCTAAAGTGTCACATGTCTCTGCTACGGTAGCTACGGCGCTTGTGGCTGAACCTATCATATTGGCAAATCCAGTAATACTAAAGCTGATGTTTTCAAGGATTGATCTTGAAGGTTGATGTTGCTGATTCATATACTGATACCCCTTTGATTATAGAATTAAGTTGCCCTTAATAATCCCTATCTTCTGCTTAAGAACTGCGGAGCTGCTCCCATGTCGGAAACAACTCCACAATTGGTTAAAGGATACCGGCCAAGAGGTCTACACCTGCTGACTTAACCTTCGGTGCTTCAAAGCTAACACCTTCAGCGGTCAAGAGCTTACTGATACCTGCTCCTGTTAACGCTGCCAGTGATTCCTGTGATGCCTGGTCAACGTACAGACTGATTGTGCCGACTGCCTTACCACCTACGGTAATAACAGCTGCCTGATAGAACTTACTACTGTTTGTATTCGCGTCCATATCTAATACTCCACATGTGTTGAAAGGATGGGCATCTACTGGCATACCTCCTACGTCTAGGAGATACACCATCACGTTACGACCATGAGGCGCTGGCTCGCGGGCTAACCTATAACTGTTAACTCGTAACGATATACATACCTGCTCCAAAAGGGTCAGGAACATAGCACTGCTGTATGTACACCACGGTAGTAAAGAAGAGCACAGAACCTATGGCTGTGTGTGGTGTGGGTGTGGTGTGTCTGGTGGTAGCAGGGACAGGTGGCCTGGTGCCCCACGGAAAGTGATAGGGGGGGTGGTCTTGTTTTTAATTTCTTCCATTGTCAGTACTAACAGCGGAGGTCAATATGAAAATTCTGAAAAAGTTTTTAATAAAAATTTTGGGGTGTACCCTAGAGCCGGCTTAAAATATATAGAACAAAACTTTAAGCCATGTGCCTGAATTAAAATATATAGGGATTTTTTCTATTCTATCTATCTGGTCGGCCTTGTAAAGCTTGGGTGACCAACGCCAGTTGGTCGGCCTTGCGCTAAAGCGCCGGCCTCCCGGGGATATGTAATGAAGGGAAAGTGGTGGTTTTTGTTTCCCCTACTTTCCGAGGCGATGGCTACTGAGTAACGAACAGAAGAATAAAATTAACGTTGCCCGCCGAGCCGAAGGCCGCCAGGCCGTAGGCGGAGGCGTGGTAGTTAATTATATTTTTATGGAGTTAGTCTGTAGACAGAGCCGAGGAGTGAAAATATATTATTATTTATACCCTGGATCCAGAATATACAGGGTGGTGCTCTTATAGGTTTACTTATAAAGACTGACTATTTTGAAGAAATGATGTAAGTGTTTGATTTAGAAGATGAAGACGGTAAAAAGTGCCGGGACGTATTTATAACACAGAACTGGTGTACGGAACAAAAAGGGAGCATACTAGCCTTCCACGGACCAAATATGCTCCCTAATTGAGGTACTACTTATGTCAACATCACAGCAGAACACAGAATACCCTACTAGATACCAAATATCAAAAAAGAGGATACAAACCGTGTACTTAACCTGGATCCAGAAAAAAGAAATAATGGCTGAATGTGGTGACGCTGCAGTTATTCTATTTGAATTTTTCTTGAGTAAAGCTGGGATTAGAGATTATCAGTATACCGATGGTAAGGCCGGTAAAGTCCTGGGCTGGAAAGATTCTAAGGTTAAAAAAGTAAGGTTAAAATTACGTAGTGCTGGTTATTTTTATGAAGAATCAGCCAGTTATACTCATGGAAGAAAAGTAACAACTACATATCTAGGGAAGCAGGAAGTACAAAAAGCCAAGGTTGCGTAAAAAATTCACTTAAACTAGACTAAAGGCCATTATGAGATATTTAATCCTGGTTCTAATATTAGTAGGCTGTGCTGACACTCAAGGACCGATAGAACGAACTAAGCATGTTGGCCACGAGATTAAAGAATTTGGTAAGGCTACCTGGGAAGATATAAGTGAATGATTTAACCTTTGAGCAGTTTTCCAAAGCATTACCTCAGGGTTTGAGGAAAACCGTGGCTCCAGATATTATGGCCGCGGTGAATTCTCTTACCTCTGGAGATGATGCTTTCAGGGAAGCCTACAAAGAAAATATTCTCAGTTATACCAGTGTGCTCGAGCAGGGCAAATTCAAGACCACAGATTATATTATTGCAGTACGATATGTCAGTTCGAAGTTATTGGGGCATACCAATATGGAGAGTTACATTACGGCTCTCCCTGATCGATACCAAATGATGATCGATAAGGGTTACTCTACAAATCGAATATCAGGACATGTAGCAGCCTATAATAAAAATATTCTGGTTAACAAAATTCTCGAGCAAACATTAGTTCCCACTTATATTCTTAATGCTGATATGCATCAAAAGGCCTTGAATTGCCAGGCCGTGCTTATGACAAGTGCGAATAGTGAAAAGGTTCGATGTGATGCTGCAAATAGTATATTGACTCATCTCAAGGTACCAGAAGCTCAGAAGATTGATTTGAGTATTGGTGTAAAAGAAGATGATTCTATTGCCCAATTGAGGGCAAGTACTTTAGAATTGGTAGCAGCTCAGAGAAAAGCTATTGAGGCCGGCGTATCTAATGCACAAGATATAGCGCATTCTCGACTTACTATTGATGCTGAATTTACAGAGGTGAAATCTAATGGCCAAGCAACGCTCGAAAACGAAACATCCCGGCTTCAAAGCAGTCAGTAAAAAAATCCAGGGGCAGGGGCATTCTAAAAAATCTGCAGATGCTATACTTGCTGCTGCTTCCCGGGGAGCTAGTGGCAAAGCTAAACGTAAGAATCCACGGTTGAAACGAGTTAAATAATTTTATCTAGAGGAAAGTAAAATGGGACTTGATGCAGGCAAAGAATTAAATATTACAGGCGATGGTGATTACAATATTATCAGTGGTAATGGTGGTGGGTCTAAAAGTGCAGTATATATTTACGGCACTATTAGTGCTGCTACTATTGAAATACATGGACCTGGAGGCATAATAACTGATGGTGGAGTTACTCCATTACCTTTTGAGACAGTTATTAATCACGGTGCAAATATACCTATACATTTAGCAGTTACCAGTGCTGATGGTAGTACTGATTTTAATGTAAAGGTTGGACCTGTTGCTTAAATGCAAGCGCAAAAAACAGTTGAAGAATGGTTGGCCGATGTTAGCTATGATAATGACCCTAACTATATACCTTCTGATTTCGCTTTTGAATTTGTTAACTTCATTAAATTAGTAAATGGTGAACAGGGAGAAGAACATTTAACTCCTGTAGTACATTATAAAATGCTAGACCAGGTGCAGGGAATGCGCCAAAACGTAGCTAATATGTGTAGTCGTGGTTTAAGTAAAACTACTGTACTTGCAGAGTATTTATTTCTCTATATTGCTGTGTACGGGAAAATACCTGGGTTCGGTGAGGTACCTCTTGCTCTTTATGTTTCTGATAGCATCGAAAATGGTGTTAAGAACATGAGGAAAAACCTGGAGTATCGTTGGCAAAATTCTGATTTCCTTCAACACTATATTCCATATACTCGTTTCACAGATATCCGTTGGGAATTTAGAAATAGAGATGGCGTAACCTTTATTGTTAAGGGGTATGGTGCACGTACCGGTGTTCGTGGTTCGAAAGAAATGGGTAAACGTCCAGTATTAGCTGTACTAGACGATTTAGTAAGTGATGAAGACGCTCGTTCAGCTACTATTATTGCCAGTATCGAAGATACGGTTTATAAAGCCATTAAATACGCTCTACATCCCACCAGAAGTAAGATTCTTTGGTCAGGTACACCCTTCAACTCTCGAGATCCATTATATAAAGCTATTGAATCAGGTGCCTGGTATGTCAATATTTTTCCAGTATGCGAAGAGTTTCCGTGTACCCGGGAAGAATTCAAAGGTGCCTGGGAAGACCGGTTCACCTATGATTATGTGAAAGATGCCTATGATGTAGCATTAAAGGCTGGCAAGATTCAAACCTTTAATCAAGAACTCATGCTCCAGATTATGTCGGATGAAGATCGATTAATCCTGGATTGTGATATTAGTTGGTATAAGCGAGAAACCGTGCTCAATAATAAGGGCATGTTTAATTTTTACATTACTACTGACTTTGCCACCTCTGAAACTATTTCTAGTGATTTCAGTGTAATTTCAGTATGGGCATATAATTCCAATGGTGATTGGCTCTGGGTAGATGGTTTATGTAAACGGCAATTAATGGATGCCAATGTAAATGAATTATTCAGATTGGCTCAGATTTACAAGCCTCAGCAGGTAGGTATTGAGATATCAGGCCAGCAGAAAGGATTTATTCCATGGATCCAGAATGAGATGCTTACCAGGAATATATATTTCACCCTGGCTAGCGAAAAAGGAGCTACTCAACCCGGGATACGGCCAAATACCAATAAAATGGTCAGATTCAATATTATGGTTCCCATGTTTAAGCTTAATAAGATGTTTTTCCCAGAAGAGCGTAAATTGAGCCCAGAAATTGTAGAAGCCACTACAGAATTACGGCTAGCCTCAGCAAATGGCTTTAAAAGCAAACATGATGATTTCATTGATACCATTTCAATGTTAAGCTCATTGACACCTTGGAAACCTTCTGAAGAAGTTCATATGATACGGGGTGGAAATGATTACTGGGAGGTCGAAGAAGAGCAAGTTGTAGATAATCTGGCTTCTTATATAGTTTAAGTAACTGCCCGGATTGTATAAATATTTTTTGTAGTTTATACTTTTTCAAAATTTAGGGCGGAAGCATATGTATCTTTCTGATCTGTTTGAGCAGCTTTCTACAGCTGAGATTAAAGGACTTAATATAGGTGGTACCCATAATAATCAGGGTATTCAGCCACAAGACTACCCCAAAATAATCCCTCATATAAATCTTGCTCTCATTGAACTTTATAAACGATTCGATTTAAAAAGAGCAGAAGTAGTAGTTCAGCAGTACGATGAAATCCAGACTTATTACCTACGTAGTAAATATTCTCAAACCAGCGGCACAGAATCCACGTTATATATCATGGATTCAGTATTTCAGCCTTTTGTGGACGATGTATTACGAATAGAAAAAGTAATTGACGAAGATGGGCAGGAATTATATGTAAACCAGGAAGATTCCGCACACTATCAAACAGAATATTCAGTTTATACTCCAGAATTTGATTCTATCCAGATTCCCTATCCTGAGAAAGAAAATCAATTTATAGCAACATATCGCGCAGCTCATCCAAAGATAGCAAGTACAATTACTGACCCAACTATAGTTGAGGTTAATATTCCTTTGGCTTTATTGGAAGGTTTTCTTCTATATATTGCCGGCAGAATAAATATGAACCGCGGCACTGAACTCTCACTTAATGAAGGACAACTCTTTATGTCTTTCTTTGAAAAATCTATGAAGACGGCTGAAAATTTAAATGTAACACCTTCAACCGATACTCTTAACCATAAATTAGATATTAATGGCTGGGCTTAATCATGATTAAAAATAGTAATCAATCATTTTCAGGATTGGTAGAAAAATATATTGGTACTGCTTATGACAACGTAAAAATTGTAGCAGATAATATTGATGATGTTATTGCATTAGCTGGTATTGAAGATCTTGATGATATTGCAGCTATTGTAGCGCATACCACAGATCTTACTAATCCACATGAGACTTCAGATGCAAATCTTGTGGTTACTGATGTATTTACTAATGATGTTTCAAATACTGCTCATGGTTTTGTACCAAAAGCTATTGATGATGTTGCACAGTATTTAAGATCTGATGGCGTCTGGAATGATTTAGATGATGAAGTGACAAATAATGCATCTGTAGCTTCAAATACAGCTCATCGTTTAGAATCAGATAAATTAGTTGATTTTTTTAATGGTACTTTTGTAGAATCATTTAATGCATTGGTTATATCTAATGGTGTAGATACTGTTGAAGTCACTTTAGAAAATGCTGATGGTACTAATAATCTTACCATGCGATTTAGTGATGGTTTATCGACATTAGATACTACACCTATTATATCTGAACCATTAAATGAGGGTTCTGATACATCTCCTGAAGATAATTATGTGTATATTCTTCAATCCGATAAAACAAAAATGACAGTAAGTACAGCTGGATGGCCAAGTACTGAACATATTAAAATTGGATATTTCTTTATACAGTCTGCTGCATATGTAGATACTGCTAATCGAGGTGCATTGATCAATCAGAATTGGAATGATCATATGATGGGTACTAATGGTCAGGGGCATATGTCACACCTGGCTGAAGTTGTTCGATTAGGCACAGGATGGCATAGTGGTGTACTTGGTACCGGTGGAAATGGCTGGGTAGATATTACTGCTGTTCCTGGAGATATAGATAACGTATATTTTGAATCTGCAACTGGTTTTGCATATCAAGCCCATAAACATACAATTCCTGCTATTGATACATCTGGAACAGATTGGATTCATGTAGTTAATGATTTTACTACTAAATACAAACCTATACAGAATATTGCAGAAGCTTTAACTGATTCTCAAGATGTAACAATGGCAACAAATTATTTTAATCTTGTATTTGCTATTGCTGCTAATAAAACAAGTACATATTCTCCTTTACTTATGTTACTTCCATCAGGAAGTTATGCTGCTGAGGCTGCTGCATTAGCTGATGTAGATTCTTATTCTTCATATGATTTACCTACAGCATTCACTAAAGAAAGTACTACAGGAATGCTTGTATGTCGCGTTACGTTTCGCCATGAAGCAGCAAATAATGGTACATGGACTTATATAGATAGCACAGATTTACGTGGAGGAGTATCAGGTGTAGGAGGAAGTGGTGGTGGAGGTGCAGCTTTAACATCTTTTCCTGATAATGCTTTTGAAATTTATGATTCGGCTACACCATCTAAAATTGCTCAATTTGAGATAGGGTCTTTAACAGGAACTAAAATTTTTACTTATCCAGATGTTACTGGCACAGTTTATATAATTGGCCAGGGTTTGGGTATACCTGCTTCTGGTCAAGCAACTAATCTTACCGGCACTGCATCTGGAATGACTGCAGGACATGTTACAAATGGTGTATATACAACTGATGAGGGTTTAGGGGGAGAATACTTAAATCCAACTAATCTTGCTTTAACATATGAACCTAAAAAAAGTACTGACGATAATTATGTAACAGATGTGCAATGGAATTATGTTAATGCACTTCCTGATATTACTGGTAATGCCGGCACAGTTACATCAATTGCAAATAACTCAAATAATGAAACAGTTTTTCCAGTTTTTGTTGATGCACAGACAGGTGCCCAGGAAATAGAAACTGATGTTGGGTTTACTTATAACCCTAGTACTGGATTAATAACAGCATTACGTTTTGCTGGTGGTGTGGATGGAATTCTTGGTGCAAATAATCCAGCTGCAGCAACGATAACTACAGCATTAATAACTGCTCTTGGTGCAAATTGTAATCTTACAAATTTCACTCTTGATAATGCTAAGACTGTTCAATTCAATAGTGAACTTGATAATGAAAGTTCAGGTGCAGCTGATACTATTGCACTTGATAGCGCACAAAAACAAAAATCAACAATTAATCAAAATACAGTTTTAACAATTACTGAGCCAACTAGTATTGGTAATTGGATGTATAAATTAGTTGTAACAGGGTCCACTCGTACAATTACATGGGCATCTACTGGATCAGCTACTTTTAAATGGGCAAATGGTGCAGAGCCAACATGGATAGTAGGAACACATATTATTGGTATCTATTTTGATGGTACTGATTGTTATATGGCAACCTCATTGAGTTTTAGCTAATGCCTGATTCAATAGATAAACGCTCAACTCTTAATAACCGGAATAATGCTTCTGCCGGTAATTGGGGTATTATGTGGGATGATGATCCTGCCGGCTTTAGTACAGCAGCTTCAACTGGCTCGACATTTCCTCTTATACAAGATACTGGAACAAGTTCTTTATGTGCTCAAGCTTATTGTGAATTTGATGTTTCAGGTATACCTTCTGATGCACTTATAATTTCTAGTCAATTTACATTGTATTTTAATAGTACAACTGCAGTTGGTGTAGCAATTGCAACAAAAGTTTATGAAAATGATTTTGGAACTCCTAGTTCTTGGGAAGATGCTTGGGAATTTGGTGTGGATGCTTCTGGTATGACTCAAGCAGGAGTGTGTAATGTTAATTCGTTTACTGCCTCTAATGAAGATCCTATTATTGCTACAGCATGGAATCCTACAAAATCTTTATTATTAGGGCAATCTACTTATAGAGTATTACTTGCCCCGTCTGCTTGGGATGTTGAATCTCCTGGTATAAGTATTGATGAAATTACTACATTTTATAGTGGAGGAGCTAGTGCTAGTTTCCAGCCAAGATTAGAAGTTACTTGGTTACCAATTGAAGAACAAGGTGCCTCAACATTTTTTGGAGCAAATTTCTAATGAGTATATTTTCAAATAAAAAAGGCGAATGGATTCCTTGGTTTGATGAAGCAACACAAACTTGGAAAAAAACTTGGACAGAATCTAAAGAAAGTAAATATGCCAAACCTGCTTTTATTATTTTAATTCTTATGCTTATTGGTATTGGGATTTACTCTTATAATGAATGGGATGGTACTTGGCCTGAACCTACAGCAGAAGATATTGCTGAAGATTTATTTTGGGAAAATGAATAATGACTATTTTAACTCCTGTTATAAAACCAGTTATTGGATCAATTATTCATCCTTTATTTGGTGATGCTGGTGGCATTGTACTCGGCCCTGAATTGATAACTGAAAATGCGGATTTTCAAATTTCTGATACCTCTCCTACTGGTACTGTTGGCGCATGGATGTGGGACGCTACAGGTAAGTGGGCAATAGCAGGCGGAGTGATATTTGTTGTTGATTCTTCGTCTGATTGTGTATATGACGGCTGGGCTCCTACTACTAATAAGACATACTGGTATTCTTATAATCTACTGTCAGGGTCAGTCTTTGCTGCAAGAATTGGCAATGTATATATTGACTCTACTGTTGGCGAACTTAATACTGGATTTGTAACAGCAAATAATACAAACCCGCTTACTTTCTCGGTGTTTGTAGCTGACGCTATTATAGATAATTTCTCTGTCAAGGAAGTTCTGTAACATTATGGTTCTTAATTAAATGTTTATCTGATAACTGCAAAAGGAAAATATAGTGCCGCAAAATGATATACATGTTCCTGATTTTTTAGTGTCATTATGGAATCAACGTTATTGGTGGTTGGCTGTTATAAGTGGTGTGGCCGGTACATTCTGGTGGTGGTTATCTAAAATGTTTGCTACACGTAATCAAATGGAAAAATGCCGTGTACAGATGGATAATGATTTTAATATAGCCCTTATAAAACATGAAGAACGTGAAATTGCACATTTTAAAGAGTACAAAAAACAAGATTTAGATTTACATGAAAGATTATTAGAAGATGTACGAGGGTTACGAAGAGCCCTTGATGAATTAACGAGAAAGTTAATACCGTAGTACCCGTAGTAGATGTATCTTTAAACGTTTTGGAGAAATATTATGACTAATGTAAGACGAATTGAATCTGTAAAAGGATTTCCTGCTCTGGGTACTCTAGAGAATGGAGATAAAATTAAAGTTAACCAGCAGACTGATGACGGGAAACTTCCTGGTGGTAGCCATCATGGTGCTAGTCTTGGTGAATTGAATGTTCAGCGTATGGAAACAGTAATTGCTGATCGTACTTTAGTTGCAGCTGATTCTGGAAAAACTATTATCCTTAGTGCTGCGGCAGGTTTTGATACTCTTTTGCCGGCATTACTTGCAGGATTAAAGTTTAAATTTATTATTGGCACAGACGCAGCCACCTCTAATTACACTCTTACAGCAACAGCAGATGTTATTTTTGGTTCTGCTACTGTTGATGGTGCAGCTGTACCATGTGCTGGTACTAAAAATACTATCAATTTTGTACACACTAATAAAGCAGCCAAGGGCGATTGGGTTGAATTAGAATGTGATGGTACAAATTGGTATGTAGCTGGCCAGGGTGAAGTAGCTGGTAGTATTACGTTTGCTGACGTTTAATAAGTAAATGACTGCGCTTAAGCATAAGCTGATTGAAGGCATACTCACCCGAGAGGGTGGGTATGTTAACGATTCTTCAGACTCCGGTGGGGAAACTAACTGGGGGATTACTATTGCAGTAGCCAGGCAGTATAAATATATAGGAGAAATGATCGATTTACCTAAAGAAAAAGCATTCAATATTTACTCTGATATGTATTGGGATGTAGTAAAAGCAGATAAAATGTTATCTCTTTCTGAAAGAGTTACTGAAGAGGTAGTAGATACTGGAGTTAATATGGGACCTCCCAGGGCTGTACGTTTTCTTCAGAGATGTTTAAATGTATTAAACTTACAAGGTAAGCATTATGCTGATCTCGTTGTTGATGGAAATATGGGATCCAATACATTAGGTGCATTGGCTCATTTTCTAACAACACGAAATGAAGATGTATTATTAACTATGCTAAATTCTCTTCAAGGAGCGTATTATATTAAATTAGCAGAACGTAGAGAAAAAGATGAGAAATTCATTTATGGTTGGTTTCTCAAGAGGGTAAAAATGTGAAAGAATTAATACTAGGTATGGTTTTAGCATTTATTGTAGGCAATGGATCTGCAGCTGGCATAATGAAATATTATGCTGATCATACTTACATTGCTATGAATGATTATCAAAGGTCACAAGTAGATAATCGTGTATGGACTTTACAAGATCGTATTAATGAAATTAAAGATCGAGCAGCATATGAAGACCGTTTACTTTTTCCTTACGAAGAGAGTCAAATACGTAGAGATGAATCAGAAATTAAACGTCTTAATACAGGACAAACAATATGAGTAAATGGGCTACTCCAAAGAACTTTCCATCTGATGGGTGTACTTGGCCTACCTTATTTAATGATATTATGGGGCGAGACAGGAATAAACAATATTGTCGCCGGCATGATTTTGAATGTCGCTATAGTACCCATAGTTGGAAAGATGCTCGAAATTATATGCTTAAAGGAATAAAAAAGAATTCCCCAATAGCTACTTTTAAGCTTTTTGGTGAAGAATTTAAAGTTGATTTTTTTGCTTGGCGTAGACCTATTATATGGATTGGACTTACAGTATTTAATGGGCCATGTAAAGATTATACCCAGCAATTACCTTCTGCCTGGTATAAATGGAAGGAGCGTAATTATGAAGATTGATTGGAAAGAAATGGTTCGTGGTATTGCTCCTACTTTAGGAGCTGCTCTTGGTGGGCCAATGGGCGGAATTGCTGTTAAATTTCTTGCTGATAGTGTTTTAGGCCTCCCAGAAGGTGCATCTGAAATGGATGTATCTGATGCAATACTTTCATCTGCTCCAGATATGCTCCTTAAATTGAAACAATCAGATCGTGATTTCGCAGTACAAATGCAGAAATTAGATGTTGATGTATTTAAATTAGAGGTGAAAGATAAAGATTCAGCTAGAAAACTATTTAGTATTAATATATGGCCACAGATATCTTTATCGGTTATTTTTGTAACAGGATATATTTATGTAGTTGCTTTATTTTTAACAGGAGATGTAAGTATACCTACTGAATTAAAATCAGAATTTGCTATTATCCTGGGTGTATTAACTGCAGGCATGGCAAATATATTACAGTTTTGGTTTGGCTCTTCTTTTGGGTCAAAAGAAAAGACTGCTCAAATAGGTAATAAATAATGGCTACAGTTGATAAACCATTTACTATTAAATGGGACTTAAAAAACCAAGTGAGTAAACTTGGTCAACGTATTAAATGGGCATCAAGAAGACAAATGGTACCTGATAAATTATTTAATATTAAATGGGCTAGTGTAGGTACTATATTTCCAATGACGCTTACTCTTAAATGGGATTTAGAACGAGTAATTGTAACAGCTTGGCATTATCGTATATATACTTTACCTGCAAGCAATAGAATATATAAAATTCCTATTACCACTACTCATATATAAAGGTGCATCATGTCCGTAATCGCTAGTGATCTTATATTTTATAAATCTTTATTTTCTGCTGGAGGTATTGATAGCTTAGGTGGGGGTATAGATGTTGCAAGCCCACTTATAGATGATTTTCTACATGATTTATTTGATGTAGTTACTGATGCTGAAGCTGTATCTGGTATTGTTAAACAGTACCGTTGTATTTATGTTAAAAATACAAATGGAGCTACTGATTTAACTGATGTTATTTTTTATATTCAAACATTATGCGATCATGATAAAAATCTTATAACTTTAGCTGAAGGAGCTGCACTTATTGATCAAGATGAAGCTAGTATTGCAAGTGAAATAACAGATCCAAACCCTACAGTTATATTTAGTGGAGGACAAGCAGGGCCTAGTTTTGGAGTTGATCTGACTTATACCCTTGGAAGTGGTGAATGGAAATCTCTTTGGTTAAAACGAACTGTTACATCAGATGCTAATGCCCAAGCTGCTATAACATGTGTTATAGCTATTCAAGGGGATACTACATAATGAATCCTAAAAAATACATTAGATCAGAACCCGATGGTATTCATTGGCCTGATGCTGATGTTGGGGATCAAGCATTATATGGAATTGATTATTCAGACTATATAACTGAATCTAGTGAAACAGTTACTGATACTACCTGGGTAGTAGAAACAGGATTAACTAAAATAGATGATTTTGATGATTCTGATATTGCGTTTATAAAGATCTTATCTGATGAAATTGGTACATTTAAAGCAGCATGTACTTTAACAACACTTTTAGCAGGCAAGACATATATTCAAGTCATACCAATGATGTTAACAGTATATTAATTGAGAAAAATTATGGTTGATGAAACTATACCTAATTTAGAAACGGAAGCAGAAGACAAAAAAGATTTGGCTTCTGATGCGTTAACTGAATGGCCTAATGAGCCCACGCTTGAAGATTTGAAACAGGATTATACTGATTCAAAGCAAGATCATGATGCTCAAATAGATAAAATAGATGTTTGGTTAGATAACTTAAACATTGAAGGTAAAGCTAAACCTAAAAAAATTGAGGGGCGTTCAGCTGTTCAACCTAAATTAATACGTAAACAAGCAGAATGGAGATATTCTTCATTAAGTGAACCTTTTCTTAGTACAGATGATATTTTTGATGTAGCACCTGTAACTTTTGAAGATAAGCAAGCAGCTATTCAAAATGGTCTAGTTTTAAATAATCAATTCAATACTAAAATTAAGAAAGTAAAATTTATTAATGATTATGTTAGAGCCGCGGTAGATGAAGGCACGGTAATTGTACGAGTTGGTTGGGAATTTGAAGAAAAAGAAGTAGAAATAGATGTTCCTGTAATGGCTCAGGTACCTATAGTAGATATTGTTGCAGCGGCTGCAAAGCTAGCTCAAGGGCAAGAACCTGTTGAATCAATTCAGGTAGGTACAGATAAACAGACTGTAATGCGTACTATTAAGAATCAACCCACATTAGAGGTTTGTCATTATAAGAGTGTAACAATTGATCCTACTTGTGAAGGTGATCTTAGTAAGGCTAATTTTATTATATTTGGGTTTGAGACTAGTCTTTCTGAATTAGAGAAAGACGGTAAATATACTAACCTGGATCAAATCAATATTGAGAATGCTTCTATTCTATCAGCACCAGATGAACTTACTGATACTTCAGATGAATTACCTACATTTAATTTCTCAGATAAACCCAGAAAAAAGATCATAGCGTATGAATATTGGGGTTTCTGGGATATTAATGACACAGGGATTACAGAATCATTTGTAGCTACCTGGGTTGGTGATACAAAAATCAGAATGGAAGAAAATCCTTTTCCTGATAATGAACTTCCTTTTGTCTCAGCTCAATATCTTCCAATTAGACGTTCTGTTTATGGTGAGCCTGATGGAGAACTTCTGGAAGATAATCAGAAGATTATTGGTGCTGTAACCCGGGGCATGATTGATATCATGGGGCGTTCTGCTAATGGTCAGCAGGGAACCAGGAAAGATGCATTAGATATTACTAATAAACGGAAATTTGATCGTGGCTTGGATTATGAATTCAATGCTTCAATAGATCCTAAGCAAGCTTTCCATATGCATACGTACCCTGAGATACCTCAATCAGCTCCACTAATGATTCAATACCAGAATCAGGATGCAGAAAGTCTCACAGGAGTTAAGGCCTTCTCTGAGGGCATCACAGGCACTGCATTAGGAGATAACGTTGGTGGCATCAGAAGTGCTCTGGATGCTACTGCTAAGCGTGAATTAGACATTCTAAGGCGCCTGGCAGAAGGTATTAAGCAGATAGGGCGTAAGATTATCGCTATGAATAGTGAATTCCTTAGTGATGAGGAAATCATACGTGTTACTAATGAAGAATTTGTACCTGTTAGGCGTGATGACCTGGCCGGCAATATAGATTTATCGTTATCAATATCTACGCCAGAGGCGGACAACGAAAAAGCAAAAGAATTAGCATTCATGGTTCAGACTACTACCCAAACTATGGGACCTCAGTTTGCTCAAATAATCTTAACTGATATTGCTAGATTACGTAAAATGCCTGCTTTAGCAAAAAGAATAGAAGAGTTTCAACCTCAACCGGATCCATTAGAACAGGCAATGAAAGAGCTGGAAATAGCTGAAATACAAGCAAAAATTGCTAAATTACACTCTGAAGCCAACGAGAATAATGCTGAAGCTGAACTCGATAAAGCTAAGACCCGACAAACTCATAGTGATGCTGATAAGACTGATCTGGATTTTGTTGAGCAAGAGACAGGTACAACTCATACCCGGGACGTAGATAGAATTACTTCTCAAGCAGAAGCTCAGGCTAGAACTAAAGTAATTGATAATATGACTAAGCCGCAAAAACAGGTAGCGAATTGATTTTGTTAATAAAAGGGAGTACAACATAACTGTATTCAGTAGTACTCATTTAAATTAACCATTATCTCAATACGACATGTATTTGAGGACACAAGAGGAAAGTAGCATGGATATGAATGATATTGATGGTCAGATAGAAGAATTAGAAATTAGTATAAAACAAGCACAGGGTATTATAGATAAAGCAGATACTTTAATACGTTTAAGTAAAACTGCAGATTTTAAATCAGTTATTACTGATGGTTATTTTATAGATGAAGCAAGTAGGGTAGTTTTATCGAAAAGTCAGCCTGGTATGGAAAGTGCTGATATACAGAAAGATATGGATAACGCTATAATTGCTATAGGTTATTTGAAAAGACATTTTAACGGTATTATTGTAATGGGTAATATGGCCAGGAAAACATTGCAGGAATCTGAAGAAACTCGTGAAGAGATTCTGAAAGAGGCATCACAATGAATGCCAAGGTTAACCCATTAACTTTATCTGATGCAGATTTTTTAGATCAGCCTGAACCTGAAGAAGAAATTACTTCTGAAGAGTCTACTGATACTACGTCTGATACTACTAAAGAAACCACAGAGGAAACTACTGATGGCGAAGAATTGCAAAAGACGGAAGAAGACGCTGCCGAAACCGAGGAAGAAGTAGATACTTCTAAAACGGAAGAGGATGAAGAAACAAAAACAACAGAAACTTCTACAGAGGATACTGAGACAAAGGAAGAAGAGACTCAGGAAAGAAAAGATACTTCTGAAGAAGAAACTGAAGAGACTAAAGAAACCAAAACCGAAACTGATACTACTGTAGATTATAAAACAGAGTATGAGAAGTTATTAACTCCATTCAAAGCGAATGGTAAGAATATACAAGTTAATAGTGTCGATGATGCTATTCACTTAATGCAGATGGGAGCAAATTATACGAAGAAGATGGCTGCACTTAAGCCCAATCTTCGACTTATGAAGATGCTCGAAAATAACGAACTTCTCGATGAAGAGAAATTAAGTTATTTAATTGACCTGGATAAGAAAAATCCAGAGGCTGTACAGAAATTTATCAAAGAAAGTGGTATAGACCCACTGGATATTGATACCGATAAGGATACTGACTACACACCCAATACTTACACTGTTAATGATAAAGAAGTCGATTTGGATGGGGTCCTCGATGAAATTCGAGACACACCTACTTTCCAAAGGACTATTGATATTATCGGCACTAAGTGGGATGCGTCCAGTAAGAAAATCCTGATCGATACTCCTAATATTATTAAAGTAATCAATGAACAGATAGGCAATGGCATATTTGATCAAATTACAGATGTAATAGATAGTGAACGTATGCTAGGGAGGCTCGCAGGACTTTCGGACCTAGAGGCTTATAAGCAAGTAGGTGATGCTATTCAGAAGCGGGGAGGTTTTAAAACAACTAATTCCCAAACTACTGAAGAAACTACCACTACTACTTCAACTAATGAGACTCAGGATGATCCTAAACTTAAGCACAAAAAACGTGCCGCTAGTACTACTCGTTCAAAATCAAGTGGTAGCAAAAAGGAAGAGAAATATAATCCTCTAGCTATGTCTGATTCTGATTTCGAGAAAGTAGCTAGTGACGATTTTCTCTAACTTTACTTAAATGGTGAACTCAAATGGGTACATATAATGATCCAACCGGTGATCGTACCGGTACAGCTGCAGACTCAACTGTAGGTACTCAGTTTCGTACTGATTACTATCAAAAGAAGGCTCTTATTGAGCTGAAGAAAGAACAGTACTTCTCTCCCCTGGCTGATGTTATTTCTATGCCGAAGCACATGGGTAAGAAGATTAAACGTTATCATTATCTGCCAGTTCTGGATAATGCTAATATTAATGACCAAGGTATTGATGCTGATGCTGCTACTACCAATCAGCGCACATCAATTCCAGTTACAACGTCAGATGGTGCTATTCCAGTTGGCTCACCTTTTTATTCTCATAGTGTAGGTACTATTCGTTACATTACGGGTGAAGGTGTTTCTCAAGCTGCTGCAGCCGCTGCTGCAATTACCCTCTTCATTGCATGGTGTGAAGAAGCAGTTGCTGGTGGTGGTCTTGGTTTAACTGCTGTTGGTGGTACTGATGACCTGAAGTTCTTTGATCTTATCAATGAAACTGACGGTTTAGCCTATGTATTAGGTTATCGTTTCCCTGATCTTGATGATGCAGCTGATTCAGCAGCATTGATCGTTCTTGGCGATGCTCTCGGTGTTATGGAAGCTGGTAATCTGTATGGTTCTAGTAAGGACGTTGGTACTATTACTGATAAGATGCCTACACTGTCAGAATCTGGTGGTAAGGTTAACCGTATCGGTATGAAGCGTGTTGATTTAGAAGGTACCATTGAAAAATATGGTATTTACTATGATTACACTAAGGAGTCTATGGACTTCGACACGGATGCAGAACTTGATATGCATTGTACTCGTGAGCTTCTGAATGCTGGTAACGAAATCACAGAGGATCTGTTACAGATTGATCTGCTGAATAGTGCTGGTGTTGTTCGTTATGGTGGTGATGCTACTTCTTCTGCCACTATTACGGGTGAAAATGGTTCTACACCTTCCATTATCACTTGGGAAGATCTCATGCGTTTAGAGATTGACCTGGATAATAATCGTTGTCCTAAACAGACCAAGGTTATTACTGGTTCCCGTATGATTGATACTCGTGTCATTAATGGCGCCCGTATCATGTATATTGGTTCTGAACTGGTTCCTACTATCAAGAAGATGCAGGATAGTTTTAGTAATCAGGCATTTATTGGTGTTGAGCACTATGCACATGCTGGTGATGCTCAGGGCAATCCTAATACTATTAATGGTGAAATTGGTACCGTTGGTGGTTTTCGGATAGTTGTAGTTCCTGAGATGATGCATTGGTCAGGTGCCGGCGCTGCTGGTACTCGTGGTGCAGCTGTAACTACCAATGATGGTTACCGTGAAACTGGTGGTTACTATAATGTATATCCAATGCTGGTTGTTGGTGATGCATCATTCACTACTATTGGTTTCCAGACCGATGGTAAAACTACGAAGTTTAAGATTAAAAATGTTAAGCCTGAATCCGACATTTCTTATTCTGCTGACGATCCCTTTGGCGAAATGGGCTTCAGTTCATTGAAGTTCTACTACGGTTACATGGTGCTGCGTCCAGAACGTATTGCATTATGTAAGGTAGCTGCTGAGTGGTAAGTTAGTACCTCTCTCCTGAACCGACCCACCGAAGGGGGCTTCAGCCCCCGTAGGTGGGAAGGTGAAGGTTTACATTATCAAAGGGGTGTCACCCCCTTCATCAAGATAGGAAAATATTATGTCTGAATTAGAAAAGCCGGAAGATCTCAATGAAGAGACAACCACTACTGAAAGCACTGAACCTACCCAGGTAGATAAAGATAAAGCTGAACTTATAGCATTAAAAGCACGAGCAGATACTATTGGTTTAAAATACCATCCTAAAATTGGTTTAATTAAGCTTAAAGAACGTGTTAATGAACAACTTAATAAACCTGCCGAAGAAGTAATTAAAGAAAAAGTACAAGAGAAAGTAGCAGAAAAGCATATAGATATGCTTCCTGATGCTCCTCAAACTGAAACATATCAAAAAACATCTAGGAAAGAATCTGCATCAGCTCGTAAAGTACGATTACGTAAGCAAGCAGGTAAACTTATACGTATTCGAGTAACTTGCATGAATCCCGTTAAAAAAGCATGGGAAGGTGAAATATTTACTGTTAGTAATTCTGTAGTAGGTACATTTAAAAAATTCGTTCCATTTAATGTTGATAATGGTTGGCACATTCCACAAATGATGTTGGATATGCTTCAGGAACGTAAATTTGTAGAACATTTTATATCAGGAAAAGATTCTCGAGGACGACCTATTAAACGTCATCGTCTTGTTAGGGAATTTGCTATTGAAATTATGGATCCTCTTACATTAAAAGAATTGGATGATTTAAGGCGCCAGCAAGCAATGGCCGGCACAATAGGAAAGGAATAAGGATATGACGGGAATAGCAGTTTCTGAACTTACCACAGGTACCTTAAATGGTATTGGTGTATTTGATGAATTAATGTCTAGTATTGATATACGGCTTGCTCAGGAATATTCTGAGGATCGTATTAAAGATACCGAGTACGCTAAAGTTTATTTAGGTAGTATGGAATCTGCTATTACCCAGAGTATTCAATTTCTCCTGGGTTCAGCACTTTTAACAGCACAAGAAAATAAAATTCTTGCTGAAATTGAGCTTACTAATGCTCAAAAAGATAAGACTGCAGCTGAGCTTGCATTAGTACAACAGCAAACAATTAATGCAGCATTACAAGCAGATGTACTTACTAATCAAGCTAGTAAATTAGCTGCAGAAATTGCATTACTTGAGCAAAAGAAACTTACTGAAGAAGCTCAAATTAATAATACAGTAAATAGTTTTCCTGTTGCAGGTATGATTGGTCAACAGAAAACTCTATTAGAAGCACAAACAAACGGTTTTGCACGGAAAGCAGAACAAGATTTAGCTAAAATCTGCACCGATTCTTGGAGTGTTCGTAGAACTACTGACGAGAATGAACCAGAACCTTCTGGATTAACTAATGATGATATTACTACAGTAATAGATAAAGCAAGGCAAGGCATTGGTTTAGCTAGCATACTGCCATAAAGGATGTAATCCGTGGGTTGGTTTAGTGATTCAACTGAAAAATATGTACAAGTATCAAATAGTAAATTATTTGATCCAGAGGATTTTCCTAATACTTTAAGAGATGCTATTAGTACAGCTATTTTTGGTAATGAAGATATTGTTACACATCTTCAATTAGCATCACTTACAAATTTCTCAGCAAAAGGTAGAAGTTATTTAAACTACGGTGAGAATAAATACTACCGTGGCCTTCCTACAAGTACATCTAGTTTTTATGATGTAGATGATCAAGCTGTAATAGATGTTATTGAAGCTATAGAAGGAGGTCCTATAACACTTCTAACAGCATCTATTGTAACTGTAGTTCAAGATTATGAAGGTTATGAATATTTACAAGATACATATGGATGGTCTGAAAAAGTAAATGAATTAACTGAAGGCGGTACTGTTTATAATCTTAGAGGAGTAGATTATTATTTTAAAGAATCTTGTGATGATGAAGAAAATCCAGAATGTTCTACTCCTCCTGCACGATTTAAATTCCGTTTAGAAGAAAAACTTAATCCAGGTAATTTTTATGATTTATATGTAGATCATTCTGAAGGGTATGGTCAACGATATAATATTAGTTATCACCTGGATTCTAACCCAGCTGATGATGTTGTATATTGGACTTATATAATTTCAGAAGGCACATATCCTACATTAGATGCACCTCCTCCATTTGCAATAGATGGAACATTTTATCCAATTGCCGTAATACGTAATGGGTGGAGAAATGTAAATAAAATTCCTGGCTCTAATGAGGCTATTCAAACTACAAGATTATTAGATAAAATACAGCTTGATTTAGATTTATTGACAGATGCAATAATGGAAAATCCAAATGCTGCTGATGTATATTCTGCGTTTATAACTTTATCTTTAGATATGAGTACTGAAGTTCCAGAATCTATATTTTATTTATACAAATTTTTTAGGGAATTATCTTTTGTATCTACTATTACAAAAGAAGCTTATGAATCCGGCAGTGGTGGATGGTTCTGGTATGGAAATAATTTTACAGTACATGAAGCTACATTTAATAAACAAATTTCTTATAGTTATGTAGATTTAATAACTGTTAATGCTGTTTTTGGAAATGTAGGCGATGTACAAAAAGAAAAAACAGATAGTAATGATTGGATTATTAAACATCAAATTTCAGAAACACACTATGAACAATTAGAAATTAAAAATTTAACTAGTCAAACTGTTATAGCTGGAGAGTATGAATGGACTGATACAGTATTAATTCCACTTAAATTTGAAACATTACAAGAACTCAATAATCTAAATGAAGAAATAGTTCTTTTAGATTCTTTACATTTATGTATTTATGCATACCATGAAGAAGAAGTTGCATGGTATGTAAATAATCCTTTTTTTGATTTTCTTTTAATTGTGGCTGCAATTGCTATTACTATTTATTCAGCTGGGACAGCAACAACTCTTTTTAAAGCTATTGCATTAGCAATTGGTACAGGTAATTATGTAATAGCAGTTCTTTTAATAGGTAAGATATTTTTAGCAATTGCAATTAATTATGCAATTTTATGGATAGCAGGAGAATTAACAGGAATAGGTAGAATAATATTCCTAGTATTGGCTTATTTTTACCTACCTATCAATTTAGGAGGAGCAGGTGGTTCAGTACAAGGGCTTCCTTTTGCCGAAGCTGCACTTAGATTTACATCTTCAATTCTTCAAGTTGAAGTCGAAGATATTCAGGTAGAATTAAAAGAATTACAATATGAAACTGAAGAATTTGATGCTGAATTACAAAGCCGCCAGGAGGAGTTAGAAACTGCTCGAGATCTCTTAGGTTCAGAGAATTATGCCTTTGATCCTCTTTTTATTTTAGATATTGGTATTTATTATGTTCCTAATGAATCTCCTGAGGGCTTTTATGAAAGAACATTGAATTTTGACCCTGGTAGTATTACACTTGAAGCTGTTGATTTATATGTAGATGCTGCTTTAAAGCTTCCTGAAACTAATCAAGGATTTGGTAATTTATTAGGTAATATAAATGAACAAGGATCAACTGATTGGTTTACAGCTTAACTGGAGAATATTATGGCTTTAACAGACTATGGAAAAAATCTTTTTGGTGCAAACAATATAGGTACTGGGAATAATCTTCCATTAATACCAGGAATACCTAATATGTCTGCAGAAGCATTAAATTCTTTTGGAGGCCCTAATTCTGCTCCTAGTTTTGCTGAGTCAATTCTACCTAATTATGAAATAGGCGATATTATGGCTAATGCTGGCGGTGCTGGCGGCGGTATAGATTGGTCTAATATATTATTAGGTGGTAAAGATAATAGTGGAGTATTGAATTTAGGTACTCAGTTACTTTCAGGCCTAGCTCAATATGGTCTTATGAATGATCAATTAGATCTTGCACAAGATCAATTTGGATTTCAGAAATCTTTTGCTAATCGTAATTTAACTAATCAAGCTAGAACAGTTAATACACAATTACGTGATAGACAAAGAAGTAATATACATACAGCTAATACTAGTAAACTCACTCCAGGGATTACTGCCCAAGATTTAGAATCATATATGGCTGAAAATTCACTTAGTGAAGCTCCTATAGCCTGAGGATATTGATATGCCTATTACCTGGAAAAGTGTTGTAGCTCCTAATTTTCATTCTAGTAATGTTGCCGGCCTTGGTGCCACAAGAGGTATTGGTGAAGCACTGAATAAGATTAACATCTTTAAGAACATCCAACAGGATCGTTCTGATGCTTATGATACTGGCGTCACAGAAGAGCAGAAAGCTTTTGACCGTGTTGGAGATGAACTTACTAATGCTAATATCCGTCAGCAAATGGGATTTGATGTAACTGGTGAAGAAAGAGCAGTAGCAGGAGAAGCAAGATCTGCAGAAGAAGCTCGTTTAGGTAATCTCATAAAGAATTTTACTATCGAGAACCAGCAAGGAGTATTAGAAGATGAACGTGCTACTTCTGCTGCTACACGTAGAGCTGCTGGTTTACGTGGAGATGTTAATCAAAATATTTTAGATGAAGCTAAACGTACTCAAGGTGATGCAGCAGATTTACAAGATTATGAAAATAGATTAACTGAAGAATTTAATAGTTGGCCTAAACCTGAAACTCCTGAAGCTAAAGCAGCTCAGCAAAATATTTTTGCAAAGAGAGCTAAAGAACTTGCTCAGCAATATAAAAATCCTGCTGCTCTTCTTTCTGGGCATTCAGATTTTATAAATAGGATTACTGCTCCTACTGACTATGATATAGCACAAACAAAAGCAGCAGCATTAAAAGAAGAAAGGAAATTTAAGAAAAGTTTAGCTTATATAAAAGCAGGAAGTAAAAAAGGCAAAGCTTTAGATCTTACTGCAGATGCATTAACAATTAATGATATTAAAGGATGGGATTGGGAAGATGATGAAAGTAGTAGAGCTAGGTATGTAAATTCAGTTGGTAAATTTGAAGGTCAAGGTATGAGTAATACAGATCTTAAAGCATTAGCAAGAAAATATAGAGCAGCAGATGGTACCTGGGATATAGATGGTTTTGAAGCAGATGCTAATGCATTATCTGTTATAGCTAGAAATAAGAAATTTAATAAAGGTAACTCTTCTGCACCTGCAAAACCTACTGCAGCTAATACTTTTGGTTCAACGCTTATTGACCCAAATAATGTATCACCTAATTTACCACCACGGTAAATAAAAACTAGGATAACAAAATGCCTTTATTTGATGGTTCTAGATTTTCTAGTTTATTTGATCCATCATTTGGAAGTGATGGTGATGTAGTTGCAGATAAAAAGAAAAATTTATCTGGTATAGCTGAGCAAAAACAAAAAGTATTAAACTTTAAATCTCAATTATATAATCCTGATCTTCTAACTGATGCAGATACTTATGGTCCTCTTGAAGATGAATTACGTTTTGGTGGAAGACCAGGAGAAAGTTTGGATGCTGCAGAAAATAAAATGCAGAAATTCGCTCCAGAGCCTGGTGATGATGAGTTAACTCTTGCTAAGAAGCATCAAAGTTTACAGCGACAAAGAGATGCCTTGGCAAGAATTCAAGGTAAACATGTTTCTGAAATATCAACAGAAGATGTACTTGCTTACGGTGATCTTACTACACAAAAAGCTAAAGCCCTCCTTATGGAAGGTTATGATCCTGAGAAACATGGCCCTCAACATAATATTGAAGTAGCAGATACCGGAGAAAAAGGATATTACGGGCGCCGTATTGTTGAAGTAAGGAATCCGTATACCGGTAAAAATTTACTAGATGCTCTTAATAATCCAACAGATAATTTAGGTTATTATTCTGATTTTAATGCTGGCCGTGTAGAAAAAGATCTACAACTTGCTAAAGATACTAAAACCCTAGAAAAAACTAAAAACAATAAGCAATCAGAAATACAACCTAATCAAGTATTCACACAAAGTGAGCTTGATAATAATGATATGAAGTACCTAGCTAATAATGGTTTATTATCTATTGATACTTTAGTTGGATGGGGAGCAGATATAACCAAATTTTTTGGTACCAATCAATTACGTAAAGATGTAACTTCAGAAAATTATAAAACTTATCATTCTAGAAAATCTAAAGAGCAAATAATGCTCAAGATTCGTGATGAGATTGCTGCTACTAATGATCCAGAAAAGAAAGCTAAGCTTATAGAAGGCCTGGATGCTGTTAAATTAACAGCTGAAGAGGCTGCATTAACTGATCCTGTTCAAGAATTAAGTTTTGGTAGAACTCGTAAGAATCGTCCAGATGGGCAGGGATACGAAAGTAAATATGTAGCTATTGAGAAAGCATTAGAAGAAGTTGAAACTCGAGCAACTATACAAGCTTTTGCTGATAAGTATAAATTAGGTAATAGCGCTGATATTCATGAGGCTGGTGAAGTTGTTGGTGAACGTTACGAAAAAGTTGAAGAAGGAATTAAAACAGCAGAAGAATTATATAAGAATGGAGATACTGAAGCTGCTGCAAATATAATGTTAGGTATTTTTAAAGAAGCTGGTTTAGCTTTTTCAGATGTTATTACTGAAAAACCTGAAGCAGTTTTACCTTTAATTTTTGAAAGTCTGCCTTATATGATGGCTGCAGGTACTAGAGTAGGTTTTGCAGTAATTACTAATTCCTTTTATCAACAAGGTATTGATGATTTTATAAAAGAACACGGACAACCTCCTACTTTTGATGAAGCAGTCATTACATTTGGTACTTCTATTACTGCAGCTCTTACAGAAACAGTTGGTGCTAGGCTTACTGGCGTAACTAAACTTATGAAGGGTAGGAAAGCTAAGCCAGGTAAAACTGATAGACCTGAAGTTTCATCTGGTGGAGGTAGGATTAAAAAGGACATTCCTAAAGTTACACATACTCGACCAAAAATTGATAAAGCATTAACTGCCATAGATAAAGCTGGTTCAGCTGTAGTTAGGCCTGTTGGTAGAGTTCTTAAAGGTGTAGCTGGTGAAACAGTTACTGAAGCTACTCAGACTGCTTTAGAAGAATATGGTGCTAAACAAGACTTATCTAAAATAAGTGGTAAACAGATATTTACTGGTGGTGTATTAGGCGGTATAGCAGGTGGTGGTATAACATCTGGTGTACAAGCAATAGATGTTGCCGCTAAACTTGTTAGTAAAGGTGCTGGTAAAGCAGCTGATGCAATAGAGAAAACAGATAAAACCGCTGAACAGAATCGAGCAGCAATTCTTAAGAAAAGTGAAGAAGCTGTTGCAGAACTAAATGATCAAGATAGTCCTAATTATAATCCAGTAACTTCTTTTGCTGGTACATTCTCTTCCCTGGATACTGTAGAAGGTGATGTTAGAGAACAACGTTTGCAAGAGGTAGAAGCCCATGCTGAAAATATTCTTGCTCAAGCTATTGAAGTAGCTGAGACTGATGAAAAACAATCACTGAAATTACAGGAAGCTTATATAGAAGCTTCCGATTATATTGCTGACTTTAGAAAGAAAGAAAGTGCTCGAGCACAAAAGGAAGCTTCCAAGACAATAGAAACTATCAATAGAGCTGAAGACGAACGCGAAACCAGTGTAACTGAAGTAAATCTTACTCCAGAAGATGAACAAAACATTGGCAATGCAGTTAATTATGGTTCAGAGCAATTAACAGATTTAGATAAAATTGCTAATAGTTCTAATGTATCCCCAGAAGTACAAGATGTAGCGCAGACCGCTATTGATGCTGATAAGGCATTAGATGCATTACTTGAGCAATCAGGAGAAGAGAAAAGCACTATTCAACAGGCCTTCAGAGGCAGTAAGCAGGGTTTAACGGCAGCCCAGGTGAAAGATCAGGTTCTTGGTGCCGGCACTAATCAACAAGGCCGTATGGGGCTTGCAGGACATGTAGCTGGTATTAAAGCCGCCCTGGGAGTAAATAACCTTGATGAAGCTGTAACTCGCATTAAAAAGCTGGTTGCATTTGAAAATAGTCAAAGAAATAAAGTAGCTGCCTTAAGGGAAGCTTCTAAATATGATGATAAAAGAAAGATTAGTTATAAAACTAGTCCTAATACCACTGGTACAGTTGAAGCCAGAGGACAAGCATCAGCTACATTAGCTAATACTGTTGAAGCAGAAGCCAATTTAATGGCTGCTGAGATTGCTGCTGGTAAAGCTCAGGTAGCATTACGTAAATCTGTTAAAGCAAAGCAAGCAGCTAAAGAAGCTGAACCTACTGATGCAGAGGCATTAGAAAGTGCAACTTCAAAAATTGCTGCTGGTGCAAAAGATGGGTATAAACCAGATTTAACTAGTCAGGAAACTAGAGTTTTTAATGCATGGAAAGCTAAACAAGATAGTAAAGAAGCTCCTAAACCAAAACCTCCTGCTCCAACTACACCAGAACCTACTACTAAACCTGTAGAGGAGACTGAAGTACGTAAAACAGTCCGTGCTGCTATTGCTGACGGGAAGACCACGCCTAAAGAAATACTAGCTGTACTTAGAAAACAATTATCTCCTAAAGCTTGGGATGAATTTAAAGAAGAAGTAAAAACACGGAAATCTGCTAAAGGACTTAAATCATATACTCTTAATGATGCAGTAGCTGAAGTTATAGGTGTAGTAACTAAAGATACTACTAAAACGGAATCTATCGAACCAAATATCACCACAGAAGAAGAAATAATTGCTGAACCAGCAGCAGAGCCTACAGAACAATTTGCTACCCAGGAAATAGCTATTTCTGAATTAGAGGGTGTTCCAGGTAATGAGTTAAGAAAGAATCCTACTGAGATGAGGGAATTTATTGCCAAGATTAAATCTGGCGAGATCAATCCTCCTATTATTGTAGAAATGGTTGACGGTAAACCTGTTAATATTCAGGAAGGTAATCATACTTTAGCGGCAAGAAAAGCACTTGGACAAACAACTGTAACAATACGTATAATTGAAAAAAGTAAACCTACCGGTGAATTAGATAAATTATTGAGTACCCAGAGTGAAGGTACACCTGAAATAACTCCTCCTACGGTTTCTAAGGAGGTTGAATCTGAGGAAATATCTATTGTTCAGGCTTATGAAGAGTTTAATGGTAAAATATATGCTCATACAGAAGAAATAAAAGGAACTGATGATACTGTTACAATTAAAGAAGATGCTGGTGAATATCTAAGAAATTTAGATGAAAGAATTGATGCTTTAGAAAACCTTAAAGGTTGTGCTCTCAAATGAAAACTGAAAGACAATTAAAGAGATTAAGTGAAAGACAAGGCGTTTCTGTCACTAGAAAAAGTACATCTAAACCACCTTCTACTGAAATTCCTGGTTTAACTGCTGCTTTAAAAGCTGTAGCAGGTAAAATTGAAATATCAGGTGATGAAAATACTAGAATGCTTAAAGCATTATATAAACAAATGAATGATATTAAATTAAATACTCCACAACCTATTACAGAATGGGATTTTACTATTATTCGTGATAAAGATGGAATATCAAAAATAAATGCTAAAGCTGTATCTTTAACTATGAGTAGACACTGAAATGCCGATAACCCCACTTAATCTTGGCGCTGCCGAGGGTGATGGCACTGGCACAAAGGGTCGTAACGGCGGACAGATCATCAATGATAATTTCACCCTCCTTGAGAATATTGATATTGCACAGGACATTCTCATTGGGCTTAACACAGACCATCGCGGCCTAACAAATAATCCGCATAATGTTCTGGCAACACAGATCACTGATTTCGATGATGAAGTAGAGAATCACCCTGATGTAGCTGCGAATACAACACACCGGGGCGAGACAGCTTGGAATATTCACGGCAATACTGCGACAGGATCAGCAACAGAGCCACTTGTTGTTGATGAGGCAGCCTTTCTTATTAAAGGCGCTGTTGGTAATGAGCCAGCAGAAATAGCAGCGGGTGGAACCAACTTTGCATGGATACCCTCTTTAGGGTCGCTTGTTGCTACAACACAAACAAGCACACCAACAGAGGTACATGCACAGAATGTTTTAATCGGCAAAGATATAACTTCGGCTGGTGCTACAAATGTGCAGATTGGTGAGGACAATACTACCAGTGGTTTTTTAGCGTTTAATAATACGTTAATTGGATTTAATTTACTTTCAGAAAATCTTGGTAATACGATTGTAGGCGCATCAAACAACATCCTTGGTGGTTCAAAGTTTGCGGCTGTTGTAGGCAATAATAATGTTGTTGAGTCGCCCCCTTTCGATGGAAAATTAAGTGCGCTTGTGCTTGGGCATTATCTTTCAGTTGGTGATGCGCCGAACTGCGGTGTTATTGGTGTAGGCAATGGTACAACAGCCCGTATTCATAATGACATTGGATACTCACTCATGCTTGGTGTTGGTATTAAGGGCGAACCAACAGTAGAACACACTATAATTTTAAGAAATAAGCGTCTTGGCATTGTTCTTGATAATCCGCTTTCAACGCTTGATGTGGCTGGTAGCACTGGATATAAATATAGTGTAATAGACACATGGCCTCACACAGTAGGAGCAAACGAGGATGAATTGGTTTTTTTATTACAGCCTACACAGAATGGTGAGGATTTTATCCTACCTCTTATTTCTACAATCGACAGAAGGATTTATTTCTTGAAGAACACAACTAAATATAATGTGAATATTAAAGCTAATGTTGCAGACTTGATTGATAACGGTTCTGCTATTCCTGTGCCGTCAGCGTCATTTGGTATGCTTGGTGGTGTATCAATTCAATTACAAGCAGAGACAGATTCCGCTACAGACACATGGTGGGTGTTATGAGTTTCTTTCCTAATGATACTTTGCGCGCTCAAATTGAACGTGGAGAGGTTTTCTTTGTTCGCGCTCCTGCGAATTTAACTGTTGGCAGCTTTAATGACACACTTGTTATTACTGGAACAAAAGCTACCTCTCTTAATGTGACAGTAGAGGCGTCAGTAGACATTCGTCTTACTGTTTTTGATACCCCAACATTAACAGGTTCGCCATCAACTGTTCCTGTGAATATGAATTTCGCAAGCTCTAATACAATAGAGACAGAAATAGGATTTCCTATTGGACTCTCTGCTACCGGAACCAATGAGATTCAAGCTGAAGTAAGAGTGAATAGCTTGGGTGATATTAATCCATTATCGTTGGAGGGTGGTGTTATTTTAAAGGCAAATACAATGTATATGGTGAGAGTGTTAAACACAGGGTCTAATACAGATTTAGTTGATGTGTCAATCCTTGTGAGGGAACTCTAAAATGACTGTTATAGCAATCCCACAAACAAAGCTGGTTCCTTCTGTATACAAAGGACTGTCTACAGATGTAAAGCCAACACCATCAAGCGCAGACATAGTTGGCTCTCTGTTTTATGAAACGAATAAAGGTCGTATCTATTTTTGGGATGGAGCGAACTGGCGGCTTGACCTGTCAGGCAAGGGAACGCTGCAAGATACTGACCTTCTTATTTCGCAGGGGTTTGTACAAGGACATACAATTATGTCCGGTATGGGTGAGCGTGAAGGTATGGGTACAACGGCTGCTGGCGAGGACGTATGGAGAGGGTCGGCAGCATCTATGCCGGTTCCTGTTGATGCAGGCGAACAGATGACAGTTACATCCAGCAGCGCGAATGATGATGTTGGCAATACAGGTGCAACGGAAATCACGATTGAATACCTTGATGCCAATGGTGATGAGCAAACCACAACTGTTGCGATGAATGGAACAGCCGATGTTGATGTAACGCCGACTAATGTGCGCTTCGTGAATGATATGTATACGTCTGCTGTTGGTTCAAATGGTGTTGCTGTTGGTGATATTACTATTTTTGAAAAGGCGACTCCTGCAAACATCTACAATATGATCTACCAGGGCGGCAACAAGTCGCTTGTACCGCATCGCATGGTGCCTAATGGCAAGACGCTTCACCTTAAAAGCTGGAACTGCTCTGAAACATCAAATAAGGATACGATTGTCAGGATACGTTCAGACTGTACCCCGGCAGGTGTCAGGCAGCAGGGAATATATCTGTTCAAGGGAACATTTTTTGTGAATACGTTTTCATCACCCAATGACATTGTTAATCGAAAGATACCAGAACTGTCGGTTCTAAAGGTCAGTGCGTGGTCAACTGCCGCTGGTGCTGATGTGTCCGTAAACTGGTGGGGAATCCTTTCAGATAACTAACAGGAAAAACTAATGCCAATACCAAGACTACCAAAAGCAACAAACTCACTTGATGTAACCATCACGGTCAACAAGAAATTGCTGCCGTATTTTCAGGTGTGGTTCCAAAAGAAAAGAGAACCCGGTGAGACACCGGAACAGTTCGCATTACGGGCATTGAAGGGCGCTGCTCTTGGCGATTATATTGCGTTTGAGGGCAGGGGGGTATCCGATGCAATAGAAGCGGAAAGATTACAAGCAATAACCGACCTTGAAGCCGATGCTAACTCTATGGATGGTGAGGTTGGCTAATGCTTTGGACTTGGGATTCAGTAGATATATCATTTGATCAAATATGTTGGTCATTTGATGGTTATGATGGATGTTATATTCCTCCTCCTCCTTCTCCTGGTGGAGGTAGTGGGGGAGGGTATACTCCAGGTGGTACATATATAGATACATATGGTAAACGTATTAAATTACCTCTTAAAGATAATGCACGTATTGCAAGGGAAGATCAGGAAATTCTCGATTTTATAACAGTAATATTGACTAAAGGCATACTGTAATGGCTTTAAAAGATTGTATTAATAAAGTGAAAGCATCTACTAAAAATTTAGATGCAGATACGCGTGAAGATATTAATGAAGATTTACTTACAGTAAATATTGAATATAATAAATATAAAAAAGAATTATCTGAAGATAATGCTATTGATAATGCTATAGCAGATGTTCTTGCTCCTCTTAAAGCAGAAAGAGAAAAAGCACTTACAGCTCTTCATAAGAAATTTCCTGGTTTAGAACCTGAAGTTGTAACTAAGCTTGAACCTGTTATAGCTACAGAACCTGAAGTTAAGCCAACTATTACTGAGAAAACAGAAACAGGACCAAGTGTTGATGAACTTGCTGAAACATCTCGTGCTGAATTTATTGCTGATGAGAAAAAAGAAGAAGATATAGAATCTAGTACAGAAGCTGCTACAGTCCTATTAGATAATTCAATTGATCCTGAAATGTCTACAGAAGGTACATCAAATCAAGTAAATACTGAAGCTACTTCATTATTATTACCTATTAATCAATTGATGACACAAGCCAATAGAATAGGTAGATCAGTCCTTGGTAAAATTTCTAATTTTTATTCTAGCCTTGATAACATTAAAACTAAGCTTGTTAAAGACTATGGTTTAACTCCAGATGAACAAAAAGGCTTTAATTTCCTTAATTTATATTTGAATGGTACAAAAAATACTACAGGTTTTAATAATGCTTTTAATTCATTATGGGGAAAGTATGAAGTACATGTAAATAAAGATGGTAAAGGCAGATTGAAATGGACAGGTAAGAATAAAACTCCTCTAAAAAATGATATTGAACTTAATCCATTACTACAGCTTGTAGATAAAGATACTGCTGAGTTACCTCAGAATGTAGTTACGGCTATGGGTGTAGCTATGGTGAATTGGTTAGCTACCCAAGGTGATGATACCGTATTTAATATTCCAGCTGATATTGGAATGATACTTGGTAAAGATTTTAAAGATTCTATTCCAAAAGATACTCAAACATTATTTACCAGAGTAGGTACTTCTAGAAATAAATCTGCAGAACTTATTGGTAGAGAAATCCTTACTATGCTTAATATGAAAGGCATAAAAGGTATTGATGGTAATTATGAGCCTAAATTAGCAATGGCATTAGGCCAAATGGCTATATCCACTGCTATACAACAAGGCCTACTTACACAGAATTCTATTGGAAAGAATGAATATAATAAACATGCTGCTGAAGTTAGAGATGATTTTGTTGCAGATCCTAAGGATGAAAATAAAGCAGTAAACTTTATTAGAGTACCTGTTGTAGCAAATAAGTATGGTCAAGCTATTCCTGCTGGACCTAATGAATCATTAATTGAAAACTTTAAGAAACATAAAGATTTTTTCAAGAAACTTTTTAATGTAACTACTATTAAAGTTTTTCCTAATGATGAGCCCAGTGGTAAAGTAACTAATTCTATTAGAAGAAGTGTTAATGAAGTAGCTAATTTATTAAAGAAAGGTATTAGATATGCTCAGCAAGTAGAGCACGTAGCTAAGGAAAATATGTTTGAACTTATGGAAGCTCTCAGTAAAGAAGAGTTTCTAGTTATGTCTGGTTGGGTAGATCCTACTACACGGCATATTACTGATGTAGATAGTGTAGAAGGAAAGAATAGATCATTAGAACGTGAATATGATGATATGAAAGAATTTATGGATGGCCGGCCTAAAGGTAAGGCTTTCTATTTTGAATTCGCTGTATGGAATGTAATGAGAATGGGTGACACCAGTAATACCATTTCATTGCAAAGCAGTAAAATGCATCGTCATATGTTCATGGCTAAAGCCTGGGAAGCTACAATTGATTTGGTTAATAAACCAGAACAAATGGAGCAATTTAAATTAGCTGTAGCAGAAGCCTTAGAAGGATTCTCAGGAATTAAAGTAGATAAAAATACTAATCTGAATGTTACTCGTGCTTTTGATCAAAATATTGTTGATAGTGATGGTAATATTTATGATAAAGATTTAAAAGCAGCTGTTGAAGCTGTATTGAATCTTAGAAAAAATAAGAAGCTTTCAGGTACAGAACGAAAAGCTATTGTTGATGCTACAGAATTGGCTGGAGAAAATATATTCTCTATGGATGGTATTGTAGCCTTGGCTGATTATGTACAAGCCAAAAGAGATGGTAAGAAAGAATTTACTACTAATCTTCCTAGAGAAACAGATGGTATTACTAATGGTGTAATTTCGGCCATGATTCAAATGGCTCAAGATACTGTCGATATTAAGGAATTTTTACAGCGAGGTGGGATAGGTTTTAAAGGAAATCCTTTTAAATCTATGGGTGAATGGTTATCTACTACAGGTAATAAAGATAATTATGAAACATTAACTCTACAGGTTGAAAAAGCCCTGGATGCTTCCAGACAATTTTTCATGACTAAGCCTGAAAAGAATAAAGACTATAGAGCATTAACTAATTATGGAAAGAAAAATGTAGAGGTAGTTTTAAATGGTTTAGAAGGTCTGGTAAGTAAACTTGTAGAGAGAAGCCTTGATGAAACAGGTGCTGCTATTGAAAAGATTAATCGTGACTTCAGTAAAAATCCTTTAATGATTTTTGCTTATGGCGCTGGCTTAGCAAAAATTAAGAAGCAGATTGCTGAAAATGCATTACAAGAAATATATAACAGCATAAATGATGCCCATAATGATAGAGAAGCATTAAAGAAAATACGTAGTAATTTGGAAGCAGTATTAGGATACCCACTTCCAGATATCTTAGCTACAGATTTTGCTGGTGAAAACCGAGCCAGATTATATAAATTAAATGCCGAGCAAGAAAAATATATTAAACGAGTTATATCAATCCATTTTGGTAATTCACTTGAAAGTAGCTTAAATTCAACTTTAGGTAAGTTTGCAGATAATCGTGCATATATGAATAGTGCTATTCGGGTAATGAATGAGGTTTTCCTGGTTCAATATCAGAAAGCACATAATAAAGCTGTTAAAGAAAAAGGTACTGCCCTTACTCGAGATGAAATTAACGATATTCTTGTAAAGTTCAGAAACAAAGGTTTACTGCCTGGATATAAACATGCTTCTTCAGAAAGTTTAATTGATGCCATTCAGGTAACTGCCACTACAAGAGAAATTGTACCTTCAGAAAAAGGAGGTAAAGTTGAACAAACTTATAATGATGGGACACAGTTACCTTCTAAAAGATATTCATTAGATAGTAATAATGATTTAACTACTACTCCTGAAGGTAAAGACGGTAAAGGATTTAAATCCAATACTTCTAATATTTATACTGATGAATTTACTACCGATATAGGTGTTAAAGGTTACATTCGTGGCAACCTATCTATTGATGCCAATGTACAAGCAGTCTTAATGGCTCAATTTGATATGTTGAATGTACATGATGCAACTATGGCTAATTTATTAGATATTACTGGACATACTAGTGTAGCTAATCGAACTTATTATGAAACACATGATAATTGGAATATGGCATCTTCTATTAAGGAATCATTACAAACTTTCTTAGCTGAATTTGAAACCCTATCTAAAAAAGAACGGGATACTATAGATGCAAATATTAGTTATGAAACTGATCAAATAAATTCATCTGAAGAATTTATAGCTAAAATACAGGAAGAAACAAAATTACCAACAGGAGTTATAGAAAGAGCCATACAAGATATAAATAATGCTCCTGCAGTGGAACAGGAAGGTACTGTCAAAGAAAAGATAACAGCAAAAGTACAAATGAGATTAGAAGATGCTAACGTAAGTGATGCAGATAGAATTATTTTAAATAATATACTTATGCAGGCTAGTAGTACTGGAATAAATAAAGCTGGTATTCGTATAGGTAAAGGAGAAGGAGCGACTACATTTAGAACAGTAGGAGAATTCTCTGGAGCATTTAATGAAACAGTAGCTACTATTCAGTCTAATAAAAACTCCATAATAGAAGCTATGGATCATATTGAGCAGTTTGCTGATGAAACTTCTGGCTATCATCCAGATACAGGTAAGCAACCTGAAACTATGGAAGAGCATGAAGCTGTTATAGATACCTCTGCAGATGAGATAGTACAAAAAGCAAAGGATGATACTACCAAGGGCTCTGAGAGCATAAATTTCAATGCCCGTACATTTAATGCAACATATTCGGGTAGTACTAAGGCAACTACAGCTAATAGCATATTTGAAGATGTAAGTAAGATGGGTGATCCTAATATTGATTCTCCTGCTCATAAAGCTTCTTTACGTAATCTCCTGGATACAATTATTGTTCCAGCATTAAAATCTATTGGTAATCTTGATACAAAGATTAGAGAACAAACTGGACAGGATCCAAATAGAACCTATGGTGTATATGATCCTGAAACCTCTATTGTCTATATTGATGCTGCTCGAGGAATCATTGAATCAAATGTTGAAATGTCACCAGCTGAGGTAGCCGTACATGAATGGTTACATGCAATTGGTGCTGCTGGCATTGATAATACTTTTTGGGCTAAAGAAGAACTCTCACGCTTATTTAATTTAGCTCGAAGTGCCACAGATGAGGATGGGAATAAAATTATTACCTGGAAGTCTTTCCTTAAAAGAGATGCTGCCGGCAATGTAATTATCCATTCTAATATGGCAGCTGAGCAAGAAGCAGCTCAAAAAAGATATGACTATATTTTTAATAATACTGAAGGACAGCATTTACATGAATTCTTTGCTATTGGATTAACTAATGAATCTTTTTCTAAGGCATTAAGCCAGATAAAGACTAAATCTACTCGTAATATTATGGAAGGTACTGTCAGAGAACGTATTAGACAGTTATTTGGTAGGATTGTTGATTGGATTACTGAAAGAGTTCAGAAGACTAACGGTACTACTGTTGATAAGGCGCTATATAATTTAGCTAAAAATATAGCTAATATTAATGAAGCTAAAAAATCAGAAGTGTATAACTACATGCACATGATGAGTAAATTTAATAGTGCTGCTAAACAGAAGATTATAGACTCTATTCTTATTCCTTTTTCAAAAGCAATAGAAAAACAGGTACCTAAAAAGCGTAGAACTAAAGCAGGTAAAATTGTTGCAGGAATGGTTACTTTACCTGTATATGCTCATTGGGGAAGTTTTAGAACTGCTGTTAATGATCAGATGTATAAGCTGGGATATACCAAAGATAACTTCCTATATAAATTTATCTCAGGGGAATTAATGGAGGTATCTAAAGATAACCTGGCATGGGTTAAAATTCTTAGGAATTCTAAGCATACAATTGATCAGGCGCGTAAAGAAATTAAGGATATGACTGGGCATCAAATCTTAAAAATGTTTGATCCCGAAAATCCGCCTACAGATCAAGAATTATTACAGCTCAATTATATATTGAAGACTGATCTTAGTTCTTTGGATCCAGTTATATATGATGTACCTACATTACTTAGTTTATTTAGAAGTGATACTAAAACTATTAATACTAAAATAGCTAAATTAATACGTGATCTTAAAAAGAATCATGGTACTGAAAGTAATTACTATATTTTACAGGCTAAGAATTTAGGCATATACATGGCTGATGGAAGAGTAGGCCTGGCTAATACCATGTTAAATGCCCATAACATTGCTAATTTATATACTACTGGTAAAACTCCTATTGGAGATGTTAATAGTGCTGAAGTAATGATTGATGAATTAGCTACACTATATTCTATTAAAAACCTGGCTCCAGAAGTTAAGAGCACAATTCATCGTAGGATAGAGTCTGAATATACTCGAGAGCCCATAGAAAATGGTATCTCTTTTATTATGAAGATCCATAAGGATTATAAAGAGGATTCTTTGAAACGTTTATTTAATAATAATAAAACAGATGTTATTAAGGGATATACTAAAGAGAATTATGATCCAAGAATTAAAATTAAAGTTGGTACTATTGGGCAGGAAAGAGAATTTGAAAAATTAGGTTATGTGCGTCATGGGGAACCTTTACAAAAAGAAAGACTTTATGTAAATAAAGGCCAAGCTGATCTTTATTTATATGTTTCTAAAGATGGCTTAATAGATCGATATGCTAGTGCTGCTAGTTCATTAACTGATCAGAATGAAAAAGGCACTGATATTGTTAATGCATTAGAAAATGCCGGTAGCAGAACTGCTTTTGTTGACGGCCTGGTAGATAAACATAAGCTTATAACTCGAGCTAGTAAATTTGTTAATAGACAATACCACTCACATGGTTCCTATTATTTCGCCTGATACTAAAGAGATTGTAGGTTATCGTTACATGATGGAGGAAAAGACTAAGGTACATGTATTAAAGAAACGTGATCACGTACATACTACTTTAGGAGGTATGCTGGCTTCTGTTACAGATAAAGTGGAATCCAAGCGAGTGAATAAAGATATTGTTCATCTTCTTAAAGATGAATATGATAAGAATTATAATTCTAGAACTCAAAGGGAATTTGTTAAGGTGGGCATTAATTCTACTGATCCTCGGTATAAGGAATTATTCCAAATGATGCCTAAGGATATGCGTAGAGAAATGGAGGCTGTCTGGGGTGAGAAGAACATGTTCATGCGAGAAGAACTTGCAGACATGATCTTTGGTTACAGAAAGTTTTCATTAGGTACTACATTAACTCAAACTAAAGTATTTGATGAATTTCATAGGATTAATAAGACTGTTAAATATATAGAAGGAATAATGCAAGAAATTGTAGGTATTGCTAAAAGTAAAATAGTAATTTTAAATCCTATAGTTATTACAGGAAATATACTTAGTAATATATTATTAAGTCTTACTAAGGGTGTACCAATAAATTATCAACGGAAACATGCAGGTACTGCTATTGCTGCCATTAATAATTATCAGCAAGATATTGCCAGGCGTTCTGAACTATCTAATAAGCTTAAAGCTTTTAGAGGTACTGCTACTGCAGCTAGAATTAAAGAATTAGAAGTTAAACTTGCTGAAGTAGAATATGATATTAAAACTAATCCAGTAAGACCTCTTATTGATGAGGGATTATTTCAAAGTATTGTGGAAGATGTGGATACTACTACTGAGAGGGAATTTACTTATTTGGATCAAGTGACAGAATTTATTACCAATAATAAACATATTGGTAAAATTCCTAAGATTGAATTAATGCAGGAAGGATTTAATCAGTTAACCATATCTAAACAGACAGCTAACTATGCATTAGCACTTAAGGTTACTCAGTACAGTGACTTTGTAGCCAGATTTGCTATGCATAAATGGTTAACAGAAGAAAAAGGTGTAAGTCATGCAGATGCAGTTGAAGAGGTAGTGGAAACATTCATTAACTATGATATTCCACAGAGTAAGCAATTACAGTACATAAATGATATGGGAATATTTATGTTTACTAAATTCTTACTCAGGATTCAACGTGTTATTTATAAGATATCTAAACATAATCCTATAAGTTCATTTGCATTGTATGCAGGACAGAAGGCCTTTGGTGATATGTCAGATATTCATGATTCGAATCTGATTACTGCTAGTTTACTTAGTAGATTTGAACTTAATCCGTTTGGTCATGTGGATGATGCTACTGATCTATCTTTACTTAACTTCATACCATTCTTTAGTATGTTATTTGAATAAGAAGAAAAGGGAGAGTCCTAAGACTCTCCCCTCTTTTCTTTAGCCTCTATGTCATCCTTAATTACCATGTAGGCTATCCATACAGCTATTGCAATAATTACTATAAATGCTAATACTGGAATTATTATTACTAATATTCCGGTTACTGTTACTAATCCTATAGCAATAATAGCTGCTTTTACTTTATTTCTTATCGAAGAGATTAAGCTTCTCACCGGATTCCTCTTCTGAAGTTTCTGTATTATCTTCAGCTTTTTCTGCAGTATTAGCTATAGGTAAAGTTCCTTTAGGTACGATAGTAATGTTTGCACTATTGCCTTTTTTACGACCAGCAATAAATTCTACAAGTACATCACTATCAGCTACATCAATACCCTGAGAAATAACGTAATCCCTAATGGCATCGTTAATTTCTTTGTCATCAATCGTAATTTTCATCTTTATTCCTCGATTAAGTTTGGTTGTAAGTAAGATATGCGTAATGTGCGATCATGAGAGCATCACTTAAACCATCAAGTAATCCTCCCCTGGCGCCGCGTATATTAACAGTTGGATAAAGCCTTTCACAGATAGTTGCTACTTCTGTTTTTATAAGCTTTCCTTTCTTTTTTACCCCTACTGCAGATTGCCATTTTTTTGGCGTTATCCTATCTACAGATAATCCTGTGCATTGAGCTATGGTATTGACTGTTCCTACGTTATAGCCAAAATTAAAGTTAGATTTGGCTGAGGTACCGTATATTGAATGAACATCCTCAATCATAATAACTCGTAGCTCATATTGGCCACGGATCTGCTGGAACCACCTGAGAAGCTCTGCTGGCTTGTCTGTAGTGGGCTTAAAGGCTATTTGCTTGGTAACGGGTACTAATAGGCATAAAGCTCCCTTAGAGCCCGGGTCAATGCCTACGTAAGCGGTGTGTGGTTGTCTCATAGGTTACTCCAGTAAAGCTACCCTTCAGGCTACTTCGGCTGACGCCTACGTAGCCCTCAGGGAGCTAGTGAAGCTTCCTTATGACTGAAATAAGGGTGGTGGGGCAGCTACTGGTGCCGCGGCTCCTGGTGCACCTGCTACAGAGCCTCCAGCGACCTTTGAAGACTTATCAATCTCTTTATCCCCAAACTTCTCCTTCCACTTCTCCATAAATGCTGGAACAGTGTCGCCGGCCTTAATTTCAGCCTGGGTGAGCCCAGCTTCATTAAAGGCCTTATTGATTTCGTTGATATTGCGAGTCTCAGGACCTGGGATCCACTTATCACCGGACTGAACGTTCTTATTTTCTTTAATGTTAAGTAATCCGACAACAATGCGCTTACCTAACAGAGGAGTTAGAATTGGCATAGATTTCGGTAATTCCTTCTTAGCATCATAGTCATAGACATTAATGGTCTTTTCTTCTGCTGCTGAAGCAGTGGTAGCTAAATCCTGACCTGCAGCCAGATCACAAATTGAATTTACCTGGTTGTAGCCTGGAAGATATCGCTTATCACCAGACTGCTTATCGGTATAAAAGGGCTGACCTTCACGATTAGTGATATAAATAGTTTGCTTAATTTCACGGTTATCCTGGGTTTTTAGTACCAGATTAACTGCATCAGCGCCTTTCTGAGACTTGCTCATATAAGCCATGTCAATGGTGCAAGGATAAATGCCAGTAGGCAGAATAAAGCCACCTAAGGAATCCCGTGGCTCTTCGTCTTTAATGGTTGTGTCTTTAGCTAAGTTTTCAAACATGATTTTATTTCCTTTGGTTAGTTGAATAAGCGTTTATACACTGCAGTAGTGTGTAAAGATTACTTATAATAGGTATGTAACCTATTTAATAGCAATTGAGCATCGTTATCTATAAACGATTCTTTAATGCTAAATAACCCTAATGGCCCACGAATACGCTCATTAATGGTGTCTTTAGTAATCTTGGTTTGGAATACGTATTTATATTCCAGCATTGCTTCTTCATCACTAATAGTTAGTAATTCAGAAGAATAGGGTGCTAACTTAATAAGAGGTAATCTTTTAGTACTTACTACTGTACTAAAATAACTTTCTATTCCATTATTTTTCAATGAACCTTTAATTGGAACTTTAGTTTCCATGATCATTTCACTTTCATTAAGTACATCTAAAGTATGAGCAGTAAATATGACATTTTTAGTAGATACTGCTACATATTCTTGCATTAATTTTTTAAAGTATTGAAAGAATTCTCCCCAAGCTTTTCTTCCATCTGCAAGAGGTAAAATATACATACTTTCATACATATCCATTAAAAAGGTAAGACTATCTACAATAATAGTATGAATTTCAGGCATAGTTTCTGCTTGAGCAAAAGCTGCATGAACTTGTAATGGATCTACTATAATTGCTTGTTTAAATTTAGATTTAAATGGTAATTTTTTACCCGCTTCACAATTTAAATACATTACCCCTTCTGGTTTATTTAAATTACGAAATGATATAGATTTACCAGTACCGGTTTTACCACTGATTAACACAAGATTATCGTTCATAGTAGCTCCTTATAAAGTCACAAAAACCACCGAAGGTGGTCAAACTATTGTTTCATCTCTCATTGATATTTTTTTACCAACAGTACGCATTACTGTACTTAGTATTTCTTCATCAGGAAGACTATTAGGTAATTTGTTATTAAAGTCCATGACAGCATCTAAAATACTCTCATAGTTTCTTCCGCTATCTACTAACATTAGTGCGTAACGTACTAATTGATTATTACGATTACCGCTATTGGTTTCATTTAGAAACCAACGTTGAACATTATCTAAAGAAGAATATTTATTTAATGTCTTAACTCGTTCTTCATTCTTTTTAGTTTTAGGAATAAATTGAAGAGCATCAAGTATTTTACCTTCGTTATACCAATATTGTGGTGCACTGCATAACCATTTTCTAGCTACATCACTTGTTTGTCTATCAACATTGAATGGAAGAAATTCATATAAATTTTCCATGAATTGCCTATGGTCTACAGAGTTAAGTTTTAATACATGGCTTATAGGAAATATAACTCTGAATCTATGTGCTTCTGGAGTATGTCTTTTAGTAGTATGCATTAAATATTTATAATCTTTTAATAAAAGTTTAGCAGTATCTACATCAATACCTTCATCTACATCTACTACAGCTAAATTCATACCTGGTATAGCATGATCACTATCTCTATATCCGGCCATTATTTTAAGTCCTTTGTATGTGTACAATAATATTTACCATTACTACGTCTAAGTATAATTGTGTCAATTTCACCTTCTTTTGTTGATAATACTGGTGGTGTACCATGAGGCCAAAGAAATTCTTCGGGCCAAATAAGTAAATCTGGTTCTAAAAGTTTTCTTACTTCATCAAGTATTTTCATTATTCTTCACTTAAATGAGTAGCAACCCAATGTACATTTTGAGCTGATATTAATTTATGTAAATCTTTCCAATTAACTTCTTCATTTTGATAGCCACGAGTAATATCGGTGCTATAACTTAAAATACATTTATCTAATTCAGTTTCTTTTAATGCATCACCTGAATAGAAAGTAACATCATCAATTTCTTCTGATTTAATAATAATATTATGAGTATATCCCCAGGCTGTTGCAGTCTTTAACATATCTTTACGATAGTTATCTGCACCTTTAAAGAAGGGAAGATCAGCCATTATGTCTGCTATGGTTACTTCACCTTCCAATTGAGCTAGATATTTAGCTAATTTAACGTATGGCTTATCTCTATTAAGTATTTCCAGGAATGCTAAGCCAGAATCTTCAACTAATTTAATAGCATTATAGGCGTACTCTTCTCTAATAACTGTATCGCCATTAATAAATGCATAAGCACCAGCAAGTTTAAGAGCCTTAAAATACCTATGGCTCATTTCTGCTTTTTGGATTTCTTTATGTTCACTATATGTATCTGCAATACGTTCGCATTCCAAACGGTATTCAATAAAAAGTAAAGCTACATTCTTTTTCATTTCTAATTCTTTATTAAAATGTTGCATATCAGCTAAGCCACCTAATTGATTAGATATTTTATTGATATAGATTTCATCAGTTTTATAGACTTCTTGAGGAGTGGGTACATTTTCTTTTTTAGCATGTTTGTTATAACCAAATAAACATCTTCTGGCATAACCAGTTTCAAGCATAGAGTAAAATTCTTCTTCTATTTTACCACCATTAAGCAATTTACTAGGAGTACCAAATAACATCATGTTAGTTGGAGTACACCCATCTATTTCTTCATTTCTGGTGTGGTCATTAGTATTTTTAATTAATTTAGTTTTAACAAAACCAAGATCAAATAATTCCAGAAATGTACCTAAGATTTCTGCATTATTTAACATATTATTCCCTATCTCATCTATTTCAAGATTGAGTGAGCCTGCGCCGGCCATAAGAAGCTTATGACGCATTTGCTTTAATGCTGGAGTGGTACCTGAATCAAATGAAAATAATAGAGGGCCTAATTTAGCGAATTCAGCTAAAGCAGCTTCCTTCTCATCATTTGGATCAGTAGTATTTTTACCGGATCGTTTCATAGAAAGGCTTTCTATATTTTTTTCAGCAATGATAGGAAAAGTAATTTCAAGAAATGCATCTTTAAATACACCTATAACATCTTGTTCAACAATATTAGTACTAAAATTCTTACCATGACCACTGGGAGCTAGATTTAATGCGTATAAACTTACAGGAATACTCCCCCTATCTACTGTTTTAATTGTAGCTCTCATCATTGATGCTACTTTAGCTAAATAATATGAAACCATTACCCTGAAGAATAATGGGTCAGATGATCTGGTTTTAGTCATTAGAATATCAGCTAAACGGTCTACTATTGGGAAGTAGTCCATATCTTCAACTTTCTTCATCTGTTACTCCAAGTGTATAAACATAAGAATGTTTTTTAGGAAATTTACTTATTAAATTATTGTTAACTTTCATTGCTGCCCAATCGTCTTCAAATATTCGTAAACTATAAGATACGGGATATTCTTTACCAGGATGTATTGATTTAAAATTGGGAAAATTGGGATTATTATAATTACCATATCCACCAGTACCTGTATGCATATGAGTACCATTTAAACCATCAAATCCCATATGTCGTGGTTCTTTTTCAAATACCATCCATATTCTCCCTTCCCAACCTGGATAACTTGTTGGTAAGTCAGGATTACTATAAAAATTCATAGGTTTACCTACAGGAGAAGCATGAGTACAACTAATTTCTTTACTATGTTCAAGTACCCAAGATAAATGTAATACTTTATTTTTTATGCTTCGCATACTTAATTTTTTATTAAGTACTTTAACTATGAAGTATCCCATATCATCAAGAGAAGTAGGATACTCAAATCCTTCAACAATTACATTGCCCAATTGGAACCTCCTATTTTAATTTAGATCTATCTATTTTACCTTCCCATACAGCTGCAATAGCTCGACTAGATTTATGCATACTTAAGTTACGATTAATTTCTTCTATTAATGCTGAAAGAGATTTATTATCGAGAGTAAGTTCATTATATCTTAGCCATTTAGTTCGATAGTACATAACTTTATCAAAACGTATTTTTGTCCATGGACTACGATCAGCTTTTTTTGGTAATGGTGGTTCTGAAAAGATATAAGTCTCGTTATATAGTTTTTTACCAGCAGTATAAATATCATGTACTAATTTAGGAATCAGTGAATAAGCTATAATTTTAACTACTGGAATTTGTATCATAGTTTTAAAGCTCCTGATGCAATGTATCAATTACACCTACATTACCATCTGCTGTTAGCCTAGTAATGGCATCAGCCATTGTATCAAAATTCTTAGTTGCTCGCTTCTTATTTACAGGATTTTTATAGTATTTATATACAGGGTCTTTCTGCCAAAGATCTTCAGGAGTACACATAGGTAATTCAGCTGCTGTTAATCTCATGTGTGCTTCTATTAGACTTAATCTATCAATTAACCATTGCTCAGTTTCAGCATATGACATTAATTGATGTGACTTAGTAGCTACACGTTGTTGAGGATATTTAGAATCCTGCATAGCTTTAACTTTAGACCAATCAGTAAAGATATATTCAATATTAATTGTATCTTGAGTAACAATATTTGGATTTAACCAACGATAAATAGAGCCCTGGAGAATATGATCTTTTTCATTACTTCCAAATATCCATCCCCATACAGATGTAGATTTATAATCATGAAGTTTACCTTCCATAACTTTATCAAATTTACCTGAAATAATAAAATTACCTAATGGTTTTTTAGTACGGCGCTCAAGATAAATTGGAATCATTTCCTTATCATAATCTGCATTTGGATCAGGATTTATTACAATTCTATTAACTACTTTTTCAGGATAACCAAGTTTAAGCATTGAAGATTTATAATGTTTTGTCCAAGCGTGTTCAATATCATTATGAAGAGCATTGCCCATACTCATAGCTAGTAAATCTGTTACATCCATTTCTTGATCAGAAGGAGCAATATTATTTAATATAATGGCTCGTAATGGTTTAAGTATACCGGTAGCAGATATTACTGATGGATCTGGATCATAATCATAATCATCGGCTACTGCCCATACTGCTAAAGAAAGAGATACATTTGTAGTATTCGTAATTTTCATTTTAAATCCTCTATAACGGTATGAACAGCAACCGAAGGTTGCAATTTATGTTTTATTTGCTGCATTAAATACATCTAATACATGTGCAAGATTAAGTGCAGCTTGTGTTAATCTTAATGCATCTTCTGATTTAGTGTCTTTTGTTACTTTAGTGATTAAAAGCTTTATTGAAATTTCAATTACATCTTTCATTGGGTTTTATCTCCAATAATTTAAAGGAATAGGCCTTGCAGCCTAATTGGTATGTCGCTTACTGAGGACTATCGATCTGCAGTATCCTTTCTCACATACTGAACATAGGATTTTTAGTTAATTAATTCCCAATCATTAGCCATCAAGTCACCTTGGGAAGCTAACCAGGGAACTAAATCACTTTGTTGAGTACGAATGTAAATATAAGGTACAGTCATTTTACTATGTGCATCTGGGAATTGAATCTGAATATACTGATCTGGGCCATTCCATCCTGAACGCCGAAGTGCAACACCTGCTTTAATATTAATTAATGCTTCTGAAAAATTCATAATAATTATCCTGTGATATGCTTGCAACTCCACATGACTGCTTCTTCAATTTTAGTTTTAGCTAATGCTAATTCACGAGTACCACCACCAGATTTTAAAGTAATCTTTTCTATTAAATTATAGAAATTAAGTCCAGCATCTTTAACTGCTAACATTTCTTCTTTTTCGAGATCGGTTAAGACTTTGTAACCATGTCGCATTACATTATTAATTGTACGTTCATCTGAAGTACTATCTACTGTATCATTCATATTACTTTCTCCACCAGTGATTACGTATACCTCGAAACCAGGCATACGTATAAAAACAACATAAAATTAATATTCCCCATTGCTGGGCAACATATGCACTATAAAACCAAAAGGGTTGTCCTGTCATCCCAAATATACAAGCCCATTTTCTCCAATCTTCACGATGATCCTGGCTAAGCCAGATTGCAGTGACTCCTGTGAAAGCTATTCCTATTTGATCAATCATTACGATGACCAGTACCACGAATTAGATTTAGGAATTCATAACTAAATCCTTCTTTTGGTTTATATTCACATTTAATAACTTTACCGTGTGTATCATGAGGACCATCTACTAGAAAGTATTGACCTGGAACCATTTTAAATTTACTACGTAATTGATATAGATTATTCATTTAAATTTATCCTCAAGTCGATAAAGAACAAGTAATACACCATTTCCATAAGATAAAGATTTAGGAAAAATATAATACCCTTTTTCTCTCATATAATCTGACCAATTATAAAATTTACTAGAAGCTTCACGAATATCTTTACCTGTAAACCAGGTAGAAATCATTCCTTTAAAATAACGTCTGGTTTCTGCAATCATAATGATGCCTTATATAATGCAATAATACTGGGACCAACTATATCCCAGTTTACACATTGTCTGTTATACCCTTGAAAATTATTTAGAGGACAACCATAAGCGGCATCATCTACATAAACATGCCCATATGGTTTAGGGCTTGAAGTCCAGGTATGTTGTTCAGGATTTTCATTAATACCAAATAACATAATTCCATTATTATTTAAATACATAACAGCCTGAGTTAATACGTCACCTGATTCTTGTCCATCACTTCTCATAGTATGTAAAATAATTTTAATTCCAAGCTTATCCCATTCTTGCATCCATTTAATTGCGCCAGGAACAGGTTTCCCTATCTCAGGAAAAGCATGATCTACTATGGTTCCATCAAAATCTACACATACAATCATAATTTATCCTCTTTATCTATTATTTTTACCTAAATAAGTAAGTGATGTAATAACAAAATCTTTATCTCTTATTTTTAATATATTAATTTTTTCTATTTCCATTACTAATTTAGCATAATCTTCATTAGTTTTTAATTTAATTGAGTATTCTAATGAACCTGCAATTATTTTTCCAAATTCAACATGTAATGCATAATGATAAAGATACATAATTATTTCCTAATATAAAAATTGTTTAGTTGCCGAATCCAAATTTGCATGAGGATTTGAATAAGTACCTTTAATTTTAGAACTTCTTTTATAAAGTGCTCTTTTTTCTCGCTGATATATTAATCTACATGGATCACAGCGGGCTTCTGTAGTTGTATAGGTTCTTCCATTTTCTCTGAAATATGTCCTAGGTTTAAATATTTCAATAGGAAGATCTTCTTTACATCGTTTACAATTTTTAGTTTCACCCATTAGAATAGAGTCCTATCATTATGGCACCTATACCGCTAACTACAGCAGCTATTACTGTATAAACAGCAAAAACCATTACACCATTTACTGGTTCATATTTTCGTCTATTAAATTGATGATCATTCATTTTGTTCTCCATATATTCTTAATAAATCACATGCTTCTTTTAAATCGTTAAAAAATTCTTTATTTTGTTTTTGTAAAAATAAAATCATTCGTTTATTGGATTCATTAATAGAATTCATTACTCTAATTTGTTCTTGAATAACAAATAGCATTTGAGAAGTTGTAGGTTTATTACCCATAATGATTTGCAAAGAATCTGGCTGCAGCCATGAGTAATGGTGAGCCTCCCATTGTAAATTCCCAAGTATCTTTTATACGGTCAGCTGAGCCACTCATATAGGCCTGTGGTTCATCAGCGTACCTGGCACCAAAAGAAATAGTTTTCTTACTAGTACCGGTCAAGGCATATAGCTCATAGAAATGAGGGACACCTTCAGCATCTTGAAATTTATATTCTCCAAGGTCGATAAAACGAGCGTCATCAGCCCAAGGGTTTGTGAACATCGTCATATGGCTCTCCATTGATTAGTTGCTTAAAAGGGCTCTCAGGCGGCCTGGGAACAGATTTCTATAATACGTTCTTCAGATATATTGTTAGGTAGTTTGACTTCATCTGCCCATGTTGGGTGATTAATGACTAATTCAGCTCCTAATTTAATCCTATCATGTTGAATTTCAGGAAGTTTTTGCCATTTCATACAGTCAATTAAATTATCATTGACCCATTTTGCACATTCAGCATTATTTTTTATCAAAAAATACTGAGCATCATGAATATGAGCAATTGGTAATACTGAGTAAATATACTTAGATGCTAATACACGCTTTTGAAACTCAATTGCTGCTCTATTGTTTAACATTCCATAGGATTGTTGCATTGCATTACCTGCAGAACGTCCTTCTGCCTGGGCTTCAAAGGGTGTAGATCGTTTATTAGCGATAGTTTTACTTAAAATAGGGGTTCTAAGTCGTAGTCCGAAGGCACAAGTGACATAGCCAGTGATAGCAGCCTTCTTTAACCTCTTATTAACCCATTCTATGGACACTTGGTACAAACTTTTGTAATTTTCTTCAATACTAACTGCTTCTACCTTCTTAAAGCCACAGTTATTCATTAAAGTATGCCAAGTTCCGAAGTATTGCATAGCAAAAGTTACTGTTTTACTTTCTTTACGTAGTGTTGGGTATTTAGTAGCAATAGAATTAATACTAGTTACTGTTTCTTTGATATCAGGCATTTTATCTGCCCAGTATGCATGAGTATTTAGGCAATGAGAGTCATACCCCTGCAGATATATCTTTAATTTATTGGGATCCTGGGTGAGCAGAGCCCCTATCATGGCTTCTAAACCAGTAAAGTCTGCTCCTACCATCAGCCAACCTGGTGGTGCCTTGAAGCATCGTTTGATAGCTTCTCCATATTTGGAGCCACTAGGCATATTCTGAAGGTTAGGATCTGAACTAGATAGCCGGCCACTGATAGTGCCGCCTAGATTAAAATTTCCATGGAGATACCATTCACCATCAGATTTTCTAATAGAATTACGAATAAAAGATGCAATGAATGTATTAAGTATTTTAGATGCTTTACCTAGTT